GCGTGAGTCCTGAGACGCTTTCTAAGATGGCGGCTAGGATTCGCAACCTCCTGACTCGCGCGGAGGACCCGCGCTTGGAGCACGAGGAGGAGCGCCAAGCCTTCTTCAACAAGGCTGAGGAGCTGCGCCGTAAGTACAAGATCGCAGAAGAAGGGCTCATCGCTACCGACCAGTTCAGTGCGGATGTTGCGGTCACCAAGATCGTCATCAGCAGCTGGCACTCCCCTTTCTGGAACGATCACCTCTACATGTGGAACCACACCGCAGCCTTCGCTGGGGTTATGTCCAAGGCGGAATTCGTCGGCTATGACATCGTGGCGACGGTGGTTGGTTATACCTCCGACATCCAGCACGCGGAGGGCCTTTATCAGGCCGCCTGGATGATGATGGCTGGTAAGCTGGAGCCTAAGGTGGACCCGAAGCTCTCGGACGCGGATAACGTCTATGTACTCCGTGGCGCGGGGATCGAACGTAACCGAGTCGCGCAGATGCTGTGGGGAGCTGACCTCGGGAAGGCCGGGCACTCCGCCCACGCGAAGGTAGGGAAGCTCTACGCGGAGGCGTGCCGCGCCCGGGGCGAAGACCCCATAGTGGCCGGTCGCGGTGTGAACAAGAAGGTCTACCGCGAACTCTACGGAGAGGAGTTCGCTAGGAGCTTCGCTAACCGGCTTCGATTCGCGAGGGACGCTACCGACTCGACGGGTGGGACGTTGGTTCTTGCCGGACGCGAGCAGCGGGTGAAGGAAGCCTTTTGGAAAGAGTTTCCCGAGGAGCACCCCGACGCGAAGGCAGCCGCTGCAGCAGAATTCGCCGCGCGGCTCGCGGAAGAGGCGAAGACCCCCGGGAAGAAGGTGGCGAAGCGCGAAGCCAGATGGACTAAGCGAGATCAGGACGCTTGGGAGCGCCGAAACTTCTCGGCAGCGGCCGTGGCCGGTAGAGTGGCCGGAAAAGATGCAGCCGACCGGGTGGAGATAACCCGTACGTCGAAGAGGGCACAGCGGGTAGAGGCGGCGCAGTCAAACGGGATCGCGCTGGGGGATTGAGAGCTAGGGGCTGGGGTGAGCGCAGACTTAGGGTCACGCTCGCTTGAGCCCCATCTCTCTTTCAAGATTTCTGCAGTTTCCTGTAGCCATCATTCTGCAGTTGGCGTAAACTGATCTTTGTAAGGGGAAGGCCAAGACTGAAGGAGCGAGAAGATGAAGACCAAGCCACAGATCCGCAAGGAGATCAAGCAGATCCGCGAGCGCGCCGAGCGTAGCCGCTCCCAGGCCGACCGAGTCGGTTACCGTCGCCGGATCGCCAACCTGCTGATTGAGCTTGAGAGCGCCCCTAACTTCTAGATTGTATTTATTCAAGATTTTTGCAGTTTTCTGTAGCCATCTGCACTGCAGTCAGGTAAGATGGATCTTGTAAGGGAAAGCGGAGCGAGCGAAGGAGATCGAAATGGGAATCATCACCGAGGCGAAGACGGGCCGCAAGTACCAGCTTTGGAAGGTCTGGAGCCCGGAGGGTAGCTTCCTTGAGGCCCGTACGCTCCGCCGTTACAACCTGGTGAAGAAGTACATCTAAGACATCCCGACCGAGTGAGAGCGGTGAGGAAAATGGCGAAGAAAATCTGCAACATCTGCAACATCCGTCCGGTGGACCCGAGCGCGGGCATCGAAGGTGCCTGCCACCCCTGCTACGACGAAGGCGGCTGGGAGAACGCGCACACCGACGGCGACCACGACGGGCTGCAGGCAATCCTGGAGACTCTGGACGAGACCGGGGCGGTGGCCCTGCGGAAGCTCGCCGGAAACCCCCACATCAAGGTCAAGAATGCCTCCAAGTTCAAGAGCGTTGAGCTTCGTCAGAAGATCCGCGAGGCGATCGAAGCGGAGAAGGACGGCTGCTGGATCTGCCACCCGGAGCTGAACGAGGCCCAGAAGACCAAGAAGACCCGCAAGGCCACTGATGGCGAGCGTCCGAGCCGTAAGGGACAGAAGATCAACGTCCCGCTCCGCGCGCCTGGCGAGGTCAAGGCCGCTGTGGTCATCAAGGCCGCTGGCGAGGATAAGGCCACGCTCCGAATCCTGGGTGGGATGGTGGCGGTGCTGGACGTCAACCTCGGGCACGCCACGCTGCACCTGGCCTGGGATGCTGACGGCCGGTACGACTACGCAGAGGCTTTCGTGAACGCGGATGGCAAGAAGAAGGCCGTGCGGAACGTGGCCGAGGCTCTTCGGATCATCGGAAGTAAGTAGCCAAAAGAGGGAGGGCTTCGGCCCTCCCCCGGCTTTACTTCTGCAGTGCCGATAGGATAGAGTTGCAGTATCACCGAGTGAGAGCGGAGAAGAAAATGAACCAGAAGCGTTCCGAAGGCCGGAAAGACTGCCGGACGAGCAATGGAGTCTTGATTGCCCGCGCCAAGGATCTTTGCGAGGATAGCGCCTGCACAGGTGAGGTCGAGAGCTGCTACGGCGGTCAGTGGACGATCCATCCGGCCCACGACTACACGATTCTCCTGCAGAATTACCTCGGAGGCGGGAAGCGGAAGATCCACTGCCCCGGGAAGACGTCGGAGACGGTGCTCCGCTGAGGCCGGAGGGCCGAGCCGGGTAGCGGGGACCCGGCTCGGCCCAGGCACCTCAGATAGGGGTAGCCGGGAAGGGAAGGGCTGGCAATGGGAAAGTTTTGGGGATTCGTCCTCATCGCATTGATACTCGCGTTCATCTACTGGCTGCGGAATGACGGGGCCTGGCTCGCCGAGTTGATCTTCGACCAGAACACGGAGAACGTCCCCGTACCGGAGATTCCCATCCCCGGTAACTAACCAACGGGTGGGGAGGGCTCCGGCTCTCCCCGCCTTCACAGTGAGAGGTGAGATCATGACTACCACGGCCAGCAGGCAAGGGCTCCGCGCGGCAGCGACCGAGCGCCGGAACCGACACGCTCAGCGCACCCAGCTCCCACCCAAGGATGGGGCGGAGAAGATCGAACTGCCGGAGTACGCGGAGGAGTACGGCCGGATGACCCAGCCACAGCTCCGCAAGGCGCTCAAGGAGAGGTTCGGTGTGCAGAGTGCTAACGACTGTCCGAAGGGCAAGCTCCTGGAGGTCTTGCTGAAGAAGGAGCGCGCCCAGCGTGCCGAGGCAGAGGAAGCTGCCGCTATCGCGAAGCAGCAGACGATGAAGCGACGGGGAGATGGATGGGGGCAGCCGCCAGCGGGCTCGAAGTCATGGGGGAAGGCTGAGGCGTGTATCTCTATCGCGCTGCAGCACGGCTGGGACGCCACTCCGGAGCTTCTGGAGGGAGACGTCTGTGAGCTGACGCTCCGGCGGGGCCACGAGACGCTGTGGATCTCCTGGACGGCTGGGGTGCTGACGACCGAGCCCATGCCCACGTATACCATCGCAGAGCGTACGATCCGACTGCGGAACGCGAGTGCGGTGAAGCAGTACGCGGAGCGGACCCCCGACGCTGGGACGCGAGAGCTGGAGAAGGTCTCCTCCAACAAGTTCTTCAAGCGTCGGCCGACCGAGCCGAAAGCGAGCAAGCTTCCCTTCGATCCCGAGACTGCCACCGAGGCGGAGATCATCGAAGCTCTGATGGGGAAAGCCGTGGCCTGGCACAACCGGCTCCGCGAGATTCCCGAGACCGCGCAGGTGGGGAAGAACCCCCGGAAGATCTACTTCACCGAGTTCGCTGGTGAGCGAATCTTCAACTTCATCTGCCCGGCTACCGGCCACCGCGCCTTCCGGCTCGCCGCGCTGACTCGGGTGAGCGGAAAGGCGAAGCCCATCACGAAGGGGGCTCGTTCGGCTACTGTGGAGCTGGAGGAGGCTTAAGCCATGGAGGGGAGTCAAGAGATCTATCTACTTCGGGCTCCGCTGGAGGGATCGGAGGAGCCAGGCCACGCCAAATGGTGTCGCTGGCCGAGTGGACCTCCTTGCCGGGAGTTCTCCACAGACGGCACGCTGCTCGGAGCGGAGATAGCTCACGCAATGGGAACTACGAGTGACGCACAGATAGCTCTTATGGGTAGGCAGGAGGCCCAATCGGCTTTCGTTTCTGACGTGGAGGAGGAGCAGGCTGACTGGGACAGCCTCGAATAGAGCACTCCAATAGCAAATGCACTGCCCGCTACCTGCTAAAAGGAGGCGGGCATTTGCTTTATGAATGGCTGTGGGAAAGCGCTTTCCGATTACAATTGAATTTGTGAAAAATCTTGCAGAATTCCCCCATTTTCTGTTTTGCAATTCCCATCTTGTAGGTTACGATTACTACATAAGGGAAGATGGGAACTCGGGAAGGGGTTCTGAAATGAACAAGGTCAAGATGGTTAAGGGAATCACGAAGCTCTACTTCGCCGGAGCGCTCACCGGTAGCTTCATCCACATCGTGATTGCCGCCGAGAAGCTGGGTGGCTCGGGAGTCGAGGCGTACGCCACCCCGTTCATGATCGATGGAATCGCGATCATCGGAATGGTGATGCGGGGCGAGGAGTTCAGCACCCGGACTAACAAGATCGGCTTCCGGGTCCAGTGCGTGATGGGGGCGATGAGCCTGGCGATGAACGTCTACGCGGCCCACAGCCTCTTCGGGGTGCTCTTCGGGATCGCGATCGTGGGTCTGTTCGTCTTCGCCGAGTGGCTGAAGGACCAGATCGAGGGCCGCGAGGTGGACGAGGTAGCACAGGCACAGCAGGCGATCGCCTGGCAGGCCGCGTGCTCCCACCCGACGAAGTGCGGGACAGCTGAGCGCTGCGCGAGCAAGACTGCAGCCACCGCGAAGGCGAAGAAGACCAACGCCAAGAAGGCCCGGGTCCGGAAGGCTCAGGAGAAGGCCCTGGAGAGCCTGCTGGAGCAGCCGGTGGTGGAGCCCGGGGTGCGGGTGCTGAAGGCAGCCTAACCCAAAGAGGGGGAGGGGGTGAGAGCCCTCCCCCTCTTTCCATATGCAGATCCATAGGATAGAGTTGCAGTATTGGTCGCCTAGTGAGAGAGGCAAGCAGATGAACCCGAGCCCCAGCCCCCAGCCCCTTCCGGGAGCCGACACCATCGAGGGTGGAACGCTCCTGATCATAGCGATCGTGATTGCGGTCTGCGGAGTGATCCTCTACTGGTCGAACCGTCCGCTGGGCGGGAAGCAGTAAGAAGTTGGCCCTCCGGTTCGCCGGAGGGTCACCCCAAGGGAAGGGTGAGGGCCGTGATCCAGATCAGCCGGGTGGAGAACCGTATCCACTTGACGTCTCCGTATGACCCGTTGACGATCGCTCGCTGCAAGCGGGTGGCCGGGGCTAATTGGAGTAAGACCGCGTCGGCATGGACGTTCCCGCTGACGATCGAGAGCTGCCTCCGGCTGCGCCAGGAGTTCGGAGGCGCGCTGAAAGTCCATGCCGGTCTCTCCGGGTGGTACCGGGAGGAAACTGGCCGGAGAAGCCAAATGAGCGCGCTCGCTGCGGGCCGGACCGCGAGCCCGGAACTGAAGGAATTGGGTAAGCGCTTTCCCGCTCTCCACGCGGCTGTGACGGCCGCGCGTCCCTATCAGGCATTCGGAGCCCAGTTCATTGTGGATGGCCGGAGCGTCCTGATTGCCGATGACCCTGGGCTGGGAAAGACCCTGGAAACCCTCGCGGGCGTGGTCGAGAGCGGCGTGCCGGGACCGTATCTGGTCGTGAGCCCGAAGACCGCTGCCACCACCGTCTGGCCCTATGAGATCCCGCGCTGGCTCCCTGGACACCAGGTGCTGCAGCTCCCTGAGGGGCGCGCCAAGCGCAACGCGCTCCTGAGCGGTCTGGCCGAGGTGGAGCGGCAGAACCGGGGTGGGGCACAGGGGTTCACCCTGGAGGAAACCTGGGTCAGCGTCCACCCCGAGGCGGTACTCACCAAGAGCTTCTGGGACTGCCCCGAGTGTGGCGAGCCGACCCCATACACGAGGAAGCCAACTAGCGTCCTAGGATGTGGCCACGATAAGCCAAAATCGATCAAGGTCCGGAATGAGCACACCTTCCCCCAGCTATTCGGCATCAAGTGGGGCGCGATCGTCGTTGACGAGAGTCACGAGAGCCTGGTTATGAAGTCGGGTACCCCGACCCAGCGTAGGCGTGGGATGGACCTGCTTCAACTTCGCGAGGGCGGGCTGCGCGTCGCGGTCTCTGGAACGCCGTGGAGAAGTAAGCCGCAACAGCTCTGGGGGACGCTCAACTGGCTTAACCCGAAGGTCTACTCCAGCAAGTGGCGCTGGATCGGCCAGTACTGGCGGCTGGGCGGGTATTCCGGTTATGAGGTTGGTGAGTTCATCCCCGAGCGCGAGCAGATGCTGTGGGACGAGCTTAGCTCCATCGTCCTTCGCCGGACCAAGGCCGAGGTGGCTGCCGACCTTCCGCCCAAGGCTTACGTGGGCACGCCGCTGGATCCGAGTGACGAGACCTCGCCGGTGGGGATCTGGCTTCCCATGGATAGCAAGCAGAAGAAAGCTTACGAGCAGATGGCTCGGGAGAGCGCCGCAGCCATCGAGGGCGGTACGGTGAACGCCAATGGCGTCCTGGCTGAGCTCACGCGACTGGCTCAGTTCGCTTCCGCGTACGGCTCGGTGAGCACCGGTGACTTCATGCCGAACCCGCCCAGCAACAAGATGGATTGGGTCGAGCAGTTCCTGGAGGAGATGGGTTTCCCTGGCGAGCCGACCGGTAAGGTTGTGATTGTGTCGCGCTTTACTCGGTTGCTGAAAATGCTCTCTTTCGGGCTCACTGCCGCGCAGGGCGGGATGTCGTGCATGCTCACCGGAGATATCTCCGGAGCTAAGCGGAAGGCGATCATCGACGCTTTCAACCAGCCGGTGGGGACAGACTCCCCGCACATCATGTTCCTTCAGGTAGAGGCCGGAGGAGTCGCGATCACGATTGACTCGGCCGACCACATGGTGTTGCTGGACGAGGCGGACCCGGATACCATGACCCAGGTGGAGGACCGGATTCACCGAGTGTCTAACCCCCGACCTGTGTTCTACTACTACCTTCGGTCACTCGGGACGGTGGACGTCGGCACGGCTGTGGTAAACGCTGAGCGCGCTGCTCGTGGTAGGCGACTGATGGACGAGCGTCGTGGAGTAGAGTACTTCCGCAGAGTTCTGGAGGCCGTGCATCCAAATGGGTGAGTTCTTGCTAAGCCTCGGGGCTGTAGCTCTTTGCTCGTGTCTGGCCTTTCACCTGGGGGTCAGACGCGAGCGCGGGAGGCAGATGCGGTATGAGGAAGTTAACCGGGTGAGGAAGACTCCCAAGCAGGGAGTCAGGCTGAAAAGGACAAGAGTCAGGCGGTAAGCCTTCTTTCGCCAGTTTCAGTTTAGCAATACGATCAAGAGAAATCGTCAACAAAAAACGAGGAGAGCAGAAGTGCCCAAGAAGCCCCAGCCGGAGCCCGAGGCGACCGAGGAAGAGCGCGACTACACCGTCTACCTGGAGAAGGCTCCCACCGACCTCCAGAAGCGCTTCGCCGAGTGGCTGATGGATGAAGACATCGTCGGCTACGACCCCAGCAAGGCCAAGACCAAGCAGGAAGCCTTCGAAGAGGGCGTGCGGCTGGCGACGGCCATGCGGATGGTCTTCCAGGCCTCCCCGGAGAACAGGGCCGCCAACGAGGAACGGAAGGCCGCGCGTGCCGATGAGTCCGAGGAGGAGCCCGCGAAGCCCGCTAAGAAGGCCGCTCCGGCGAAGAAGGCCGTAAAGAAGGCCGCTGCCCCGGCCGAAGAGGAAGAGCCCGAAGAGGAGGCTCCGGCACCCAAGAAGGCGGTGGCGAAGAAGGCTCCCGTGAAGAAGCGTCGTCCGGCCTCGGATGAGGATGAGGCTCCGTTCTAACCGGCGCACGACCCCCGCGAAGGTAAGAACGGAATGGGGAGGGTAATTCGCGGTGCCCTCCCCAACTGGGGTGGTCGGCGTAATGAGGAGCTGGTACCGAATCCACAGCGATGTGGTTGCCCTTGCGCGGGTTCGAATCCCGTCCACCCCACTAGGGGAAGCATTGACATTGATGCGACTCATCGTGAGTTCCTAGGACTAGCCGACCAGGAGACGTCCTCGGTCAAAAGCGATGAGGAGAAACGGGTGAAAGTCCCGTCCCCTTCCGATAGGTGAGTGAGAGCACCGGAGGAGACATGATAGATCTTAGCAAGATTCCCGAGGTACGGACCTCGGAGCGACAGCTGTGGAAGCGCTGTCCTTGGGCCTGGAATCAGGCTTACCGTATGGGGATGCGGTCGAAGCGCGTAAGCGATCCATTGTGGTTTGGAGAGCTTGTCCACATTGCGCTCGGGGCTTGGTATGTGGGGCCAGGGCTCCGGCGCGGTCCCCACCCGGCCGAGACCTTCGAGAAGATCAGCGCCTCCGAAGAGATGCGCTACTTCAAGACCAAGGACGCCACCGAGGACGAGCAGGCGAAGTACGCGGACATGCGGGCGCTCGGCGTGGTGATGCTGGAGGGATACGTTGACCTCTATGGGCGGGACGAATCCTGGCACATCATCAGCCCGGAGCAGACATTCTCCTTCAACATTCCCTTCCCAACGGACTGGGAATGGGAGGAGACGCGCGAGTTCTTGGCACGGTATGTGGGAACCTATGACTTAGTGTACCGAGACCTCATCAATAACTGGATCTGGCTGGGAGAGCACAAGACTGCCAAGGTCATACGCGTTGACCATCTTCCCCTCGATGATCAGGCCGGTCCCTACTTCGCGACCGCTAAGCAGTCGCTTCTCAAGCAGGGCTTGATTTCCCCGAAGGACCACTTCAAGGGCATTATGTATAACTTCCTACGAAAGGGCCTTCCTGACCCGAGGCCGGTGGATGCCCAGGGGTACGTCGTCAATAAGCCGACGAAGGAACACTACGTCGCTGCCATTGAGGCGTACCAGGCGGATGCTCTTACTGGCAAGGAAAGCCTGGCAAAGCTCGCACAGGTGGCCGAGGCCCTAGGCATCACGGTCCTCGGAGAGCGCTCGAAGGTGCAGCCTGCCATTCTCTTCAAGCGACACCCGGTCCCCCGTACCCGCGCGGAGCAGGCGAGTCAGCTCCAGCGGATGCAGGATGACCTGACGGTGATGGAGTACCACCGGAGAGGTCTCCTGCCTATCACCAAGACTACTCACTACAGCTGTGCTCGATACTGCGACTTCTATGATGTATGTCGTCTGCACGAGGCTAGCGGCAACTGGAAGGAGCTACGTAAGGTTAGCTTCCGCGTGGAGGACCCGTATGCGGCCCACAGGAAGTCCACAGACGAGATTGGAACGTTTGAGCTATGAAGCACAACATGAGGGAAGCCGAGACTGCAAACGTCAATCCAAAAACCCAATCCATGAATCGACGGGCGCGGCGAATTCTGCTGCAGCACCGGCACGTCAGGGGTACCGGACGTCCGTCCGGGAAGACCGGTCAGCCGGATTGGTCCCGGAGGATGAAGTGGGAGTCGGAGCGCAAGCGGCTCCTGACGAAGCTCCCGGTTTCGGAGCTGGCCGTGCACGGGATCTGCTCTGCCAAACAGGCCACCGCGCTGTACGAGGCCGGATTCAAGACCGTCTACGCCGTGGCGTCTGCGACGTACGAGGGCCTGCTGAGGGTCACGGGCTTCGGGCCTAAGACGCTCGCGAAGCTCTGGCAGGATGCGAAGATCAAGGGGCAGCTGGATATGAGCTGGAAGGTCCCTGCCTGATGGCTGGCCGGGCAACGCCGGACTCTGCAAAAGCTAAGGGGCGGCAGGGGGCAAAGACCGACCTCCATGTGGTGAGCGCCAATGACTTCGCCAAGGCTATCCAGGAGCTGGACGGCGACTGCGAGACCCGTAACATCATGTTGTACGGAGACTCGGGCTGCGGCAAGACGGTCGTCGCGGGTACCTGCCCCAATTCACTTTGGCTGGCATGCGAGCCGGGATATATCAGCGCTTCAAAGAATCGCTGGGGATTGGAACTCGGGAAGCGTGAGGTACGTCCCATACCCCACAGCGCTGCTATGCTGGGAGGACTTGACTGGCTGGAGGGCGGGGGGTATCGGAAGTTCCAGTGGATCATTCTCGACGGGGCAAGCACCCTGGACAAGAAGGTCCGGCTGAACTTCGCGGCCGAAGCTTTCGATCACAACCCAGCGTCCCGGGCCCACCGTAACCTCCCAATGGAGGCCGACTACTTCAATACCCAGAACTTCATGATCTCGACCATCTCTCGACTCGTGGACCTCCCGGTCAACATCCTCATTACCGCGCACGCTATGCGGATGGACGACGATGCGGGGGACACCCGAGTCATGCCCGAGTTCCAGAAGAAAGGCGGCGGTCTCTCCAACTATGTGAGCGGCCTCATGCATGCTGTCGGCTTCATGCGCAAGCGCTCGATCAAGAACAAAGAGTCCGGTGATACCCGAGAAGTCAGACGGATACTATGGCAGCAATCGGTTGATCCGAAGTCGGGAACCGTCTACTTCGCCAAGGACCAATTCGACGCCTTCGGGCGATACACCGACGACACCAACATTTTCGAACTCATGAGCATGATAGATGACTCTGAGTCCAACGAGGAAGAATAGGAAGGATAGCCGAGTGGCAAAGGTAACATGGGGCGGCGGGGTAACCGGCCGTGCCCTGGACGAAGCGGACCGGAGTCAGTTCACTCCGTATGACGGGCCTGTCCCGCCCAACAAGCTCTTCTGCTTCAGGGTCAAGATGCTGAAGAAGGGCAAAAGCTCCAACGATAACCCGCAGCTGATCATCGGCCTGGAGCTGGTGCCGCGCCGGACCCGCCCGGAAGAGAAGCAGTACAAGGGGTACTACATCACCGACTATATTGTGGTGCTGGAGTCCACGACGTTCCGGGTGGCCCCGTTCCTCGATGCAATCGGGGTGTCAGGGCGGGAGTTCGCCGAGCACACATCGGTCGGTCCGAAGGACGATCGGGGCTCCAAACCGATCACGAAGATCGGGCACTGGGTCAACGACGGAAAGCAGTTCGTCCTCGCTACGCTGAAGGACGGCATGGACCAGAAGGGGAACCCCCGAAAGGAAATCGCCGGTTACCGGCCGGTGGAGGAGCTGACCTCCAAGAGTGACGAGGAAGAGGACGACAGCATCGGCGAGGAGGAAGAGGAGGAAGAGGCCCCCGCCCGCAAGCCCGCGAAGAAGGCGGCACCGAAGAAGCGCCAGCCCGAGCCGGAGCCGGAGCCCGAGGAAGAAGAGGAAGAGGAAGAATCCCCACCTCCCCGGAAGAAGGCTGCAGCGAAGAAGGCCGCTCCGAAGCGTCGCCGTGACGAGGACGAAGACGAGGAAGGTGCCGACGCGGAATCGGACGAGGAAGACGAAGCCCCGTTCTAGCCAACGGCATTTAGCTCAAGAGGGGCTGGCCCGATTCCCCGGGCCGGTCCCTCTTTCCGCAGTCGGATGAAAGGAGTAGGCTGTGCTCATGTCGATTGCTCGGGTGACGGATGACGAGATCATCTCACATTTCGAGCGTTATCACAGTAGCGGCCTGGCAATTAGTTGGCCTGAGAGCGGGCTACACCGTCGGCTCGCGAGTCGTAGCGTGTGGCTCGCTTACCACGATTACCTCCACAAGCTCCCGAGGATAGCGGGGCATAACCATGCAAGGACGGGATGGGAGAGAACGAATATGTCAGTAACAACTAGGTGGGAACAGCGCACGCCCTGCAACTGCCTGCACCCGCCTACGCACCAGCCCGACTGCACCGGACGCCAGGGCCTCGTGGTGATCTCCTCGGAGCCGGGAAGCTCGGCGCAGGACCGGCTGTGGGAGGAGCTGATTCGCTGCATCGGTCAACTGATGGGCCCCAAGAAGGGCGACACCGGAATGTCGGAGTACGCCCGGGGGATCGCCACCGCGCTCGCCTACATCCGGAGCCCGCTTGTACCGAACGTGGACGCAATCCGGAAGGACGCTATGTCGATGTGGAAGAAGAAGCAAAATGCCGAATGAGATGAGCTGGACGGCAGACGACAAGAAGCTGGGCATGAGCATGGCGGAGCTGGAGCGAGCCGTGGATATCGTGCGGCAGACTCGTCCGGGGAAGAGGTTCCGAATCAAAGCCGTAGTCGGCTTCAGCCAGCAGCTCCAGAAGATCACCTTTGTGGAGGCGGAATATGTTGATCCGCAGGCGTAAGCGAAGCGTGGCAATCCTAGGATGCGGCCCGGCCGGACTCTTCGCGGCGCATGCCTTCTATGAAGCAGGCTGGGAAATATCCATCTTGTCGAGGAAGCGCCGGAGCGAAATGTTTGGGGCACAGTATCTTCACCAAGAGATCCCCGGGCTGCCCGCGTATCGGGCCACTCTTAACTACACGCTCACCGGTACTGTGGAGGGATACGCCAAGAAGGTATACGGCGGTACTCTTCCGCCAGAGAAGGTCAGCCCGAGCCATCTCCTAGGCGTCTCCACCGTCTGGGATATCCGGGCAGCTTACTATGGGGCCTGGGATCGTTACGCGGGCATGATCACCTCCATGCACGTTAACCCAAGCGACGTCTCCAGTATCAAGCAATCCTTTGACCTCGTGGTGTCCTCGCTACCGGTCCCTGTACTGTGTGCGGATATGAATCAGCAGCATTCGTTCGAGGCAGGGAAGGTATGGGCGATTGGGGACGCGCCGGAGCGCGGGATCTTCTGTCCGGTCAGCACCCCGCATTTTACGGTGCGTTGCAACGGCGAGGAAACTCCGGCGTGGTACCGTGCCAGCAACGTCTTCAACTATCAGACAGCTGAGTGGCCTCAGGATAACAAGCCCCCTATCGAGGGAATAGCAGAAGTAATCAAGCCCTTGCAGACGAACTGCAACTGCCACGTCGATGGCAAGTTCATCCGCGTCGGGCGTTACGGCACGTGGGCCAAAGGCGTACTATCGCATGAAGCATACCTTACCGCGCAGGAGAGAGCGAGGAAGCGATGATACCTGCAATCTTTATCGCCATCTGGATCCTCGGAGTCCGTCTCCGGGCTGCGTTCCGCCTCACCCTCGGGGCAGCCGTGGACCTCTGGCAGACCTTCCGCTACATCCGGATGCGCTATCGGTTCTCTGCGAAGACTACCGGCCACCGCTGGCACTCCGACGCGGTCAGCGTCTGGGATATCCTGGAGCGCAACGCGGATAGTGAGTGGATTGCTTCCCGCCCTGGGCGGCATGCCGATACCCGGGGAGCCCGCTACGCTCCGGCAATCTGGTATCTGCTGCGACGGTTGTGGGATGACCGGGCGGCACAGGACATGGCTGTGGCTGCAGTCGGGAAGCTCATGCAGCAGATCCGCTGGATGCTAGACAATCCGCCCGAGCCGGAGACCGAGCACGGCTGCATCAACTGCACCTGTAACGCGCTGGCTCGCTGGGAATCGACGGTGGCCGCGTGATCGCGATGAACCGGGATGGTGTTCCCCTGGTTTCCCTGGACATAGATGGCACACTCGGGGACTACCACGGACACTTCCTGAAGTTCGCGAGTAAGTGGTTTGGCCGAGAGTTCCCTGATCCCAAGACCATCAACCCCGGCTTACGGCTCAGTGAGTTCATGGGCGTGCCCCATCACGAGTACCGTCAGTGCAAGCTCGCCTACCGACAGGGCGGATTGAAGCGCTGGATGCCCGCTTACCTGGGGGCGGGAGATCTGACGCATGCCATCCGGGCTATGGGGGTGGACGTCTGGATCTGTACGACTCGCCCTTTCAACCGTCTGGATAATATCGACCCTGACACCCAGGAATGGCTGAGACGTAACGGAATTGTATTTGATGGACTGCTGTTCGGCGATGACAAGTACGCGGAACTGGAACGGCAGACCCGAGGACGGAGGACGGTCCTGGCCGTGGCGGAAGACCTCCCCGAGCTAGCCGATGAGGCTGCGCAGTATGGATGGCCGGTCCTTCTCCGTGATCAGCCGTACAACCGGCACTATCAGGGGCCAGCGAATCGGATCCACAAGATTAGCGAGATCCTAGATTTCGTTGCCGCTCACAAGGAATGGATCGAGAAAGGACCCTGGCCCCGTGTCGACTAAAGAAGAGCTTCGGTACATTGCGGATTGCCTCATCCCCGAACTGCTGCAGGATTTCGAGAGGTACGCGAAAGAATACCAGCAGCCGCGTGATCTCGGCATACGTGGTGAGTTCGTGGGACTGTACCGGAAGGTCAGGAAGCTGAAGACCATATTCTGGGACGGGGTGGACGCGAGTGGCTGGCGCGAGGACGAGCGGACGATCCTCAAGGAGGTCATCTCTCACGGGCTCTTGATGTTGTTGGATTACGACGATACCCGCAAGGGGAGTAAGTGGCAGCCCATGTCCTCTAAAGCGGAGCAGGCCCGCGTCGTCGAGATGCAGGCCGGGCCTGATGAGGAACCTGACGACGAGGACGAAGATCCTCCGCCCCGTGAGCGGACCAGGATACGCCGCAGTCCCAGGCCAGTTCAGGGGGTTCTTATAGTTGGTGACAACGTATAATGTGGAGGATAATCCGAGATGTCGCCCTGGTATTGGTCGGCTTCTGCATCATTCTCGTCTTCCTCATTATCGGCGAGAGTCTGAAGGGTAGATGATGGGTAAGGTGGACCATGCCGCGCTCATCGACCTCTGGGATGAGATCCGGGAGGCGAAGGAGTTTGCGCACCTACAGACCAAGGGCATACGTTTAGTGCCCGGAACTGGCTCCTCCCGGCCGTTGGCTATGGTTGTGGGCGAGGCCCCAGGGGCAACCGAGAATGCACGCGAGGAGCCATTCTGTGGGGCTAGCGGACAGGTGCTGCATCAGCTTATGGAGTTGGCCGGTCTTCGGTCGAAGCCAGGTGTGGGCCTCCGTTTCCGGTGGGAGGGGGACGTCAACGGAGAAGAGGTGCCGCAGAACGTCTGGCTGACGAATGCGATCAAGTTTCGGCCTCCGGGGAACCGCACGCCTAACGTTCGGGAGCAGTGGGATGCCCGCCCGTACCTTCTCCGAGAGTGGAAGCTGATCGGACGACCCCGGCTGATTGTGGCTGTCGGATCAGTAGCGGCAGATACAATCAACGCTCATCCTATACGTATGCAACGGGGCGAGCTTCACCCGATGCGGGATGGAAAGACTTGGATCTGCTATCAGTATCACCCTGCATATGGACTGCGCAATACGAAGGCGCAGCCGACTATGGAGCGGCACTGGGAGCAGCTGGGACAGGCAATTGGGGAGATGAGGGAGGAACTTCAATGGGAAGTCTGACGATGCCGAAGACCCGTTTGATCGAGCTCATGCGGCAGCTGGAGTACAGATCCTTACAGGCCGAGCGCGCCTCAGAGAAGTGGGAGAAGCGTAAGGCTCAACTGGAGCGCTATTGCGACCGTAACAAATACACCGAAGAACAGAAGCGTAACAAGTTCAGGATCGACTGGGATCTTAACGACGCCATGGATTCCTGGAACTGGAACCGGCGCGAGGCGAACCGGATCGCACAGTTCATCTTGGCCGAGAAGGCTTTTCGGGACATGATCGGCCGTGATGCCATGCCGTCTGAGGGGATCGTTATCCATGCTGAGTGACCGGACGATCCGACGTCTTCTCAGGACGGGCGAGCTGGAGATCAGATACATCGACTTCGATCAGATCCAAAGCGTCAGCGTGGACTTGCGGCTGGAGTCTATTGCCGACTATCAGGGGAACCTGTTGGGGTTCGATGGCGATTACCTCGGCCGGACGGGATATTGGATGGTGCCCCAGCAGTTCGTCTTGGGTTGTACTATCGAATACCTCAAGATACCCAACAACCTGGTGGGTCAAGTTCACGGCAAGTCCACCCGGGCTCGACAGGGGCTGATCGTCGAGTCGGCCGGTCTCGTGGACCCCGGTTTCCAGGGGCAGCTGACTCTGGAGATATTCAACATGAGCCATATGCCGGTATTTCTGGAGTTCGGAAGCCTGATGGCACAGATCTCCTTCGACTGGGTAGACACGACTCCGGAGCATTCCTACGGGCACCCAGCGCTCAACTCCCACTACCAAGGTCAGACCGGCCCGACACCAGCGAGGTTCTGATGATGTGGCACGGGCATCTCTGGGGCGGACCGGACCACGGAAATCTAGTCAGCACAACGGTGGATAGGTTCCGCTGTATCCGGACGATTACCATGCACCTCGATGGCGGATACAAGACCCCCTCCGTCACCGAAATCGATGGGGTGTATATCTGGAACCCGGAAAAGTCTAGGTTTGATTGGGAGGGTCCGGGGGCTAGCGGGGACACCATAGAAAGGTTGCGGTTGCAATGATCTTCAAGAGGTGGTGGTTCTGGGCTCTGCTGGCGGTGGTGTTCTACATCCTTTTGGTGGCCGGAGTTATCGGAGGGGGAGAGTGAAGTTCGTCTCTACGCACCACCACACCACGTTCTCGTACCAGGACGGGCACGGAACGCCGGAGGACCACGCGAAGCGGGCTGCCGAACTCGGTATGTCCGCTCTCGCGGTTACGGACCACGGCAACGTCTCGGGCCACGTCGGGCTAGAGAAGGCAGCAACGAAGGCCGGGATCAAGCCGCTCTTCGGGCTCGAAGCCTACACCGCAATGACGGACAAGTCCAACCGAAAGTTCCATCTTACCATACTCGCGATGGACGAAGGCGGATACCGTAACCTCAATCGCCTCACCACGGACTCTTGGGAGGACTTCCACCGATGGCCGACTGTTCGCGGGAAGCACCTTGCTGCCCACCACGAGGGCCTGATAGTTCTCTCTGGGTGCAGCGACTCTCTGCTTTCCTGCTCTCTGCTGGGCGGGAAGGCGATCAGCCCGGAGAACGCCAGCTGGGACCGGGCTCTTCGATACGCGAGCCGGATGAAGGATCTCCTCGGTGATCGGTTCTATCTGGAGTGCCAGATGTTTCCGGAGCTACCGAGAACCCTCAACCTCAATACCGCCTTCGAGCGTATGGGGAAGCTCCTCAAAATCCCGCTCGTTGCGACGGCTGACGTTCACACGCTCCGCCCCGGAGACAGCAAGCTTCGAGCGCTCCTCCACGCGGCAGGCCGGGGCAATAACACGATAGCGCAACAACTCTCCTCGTGGGAATACGATGTGCCGGACTACACCCCCATGAGCGACAAGGAGGTATACCGGCGCATGGTTGCTACCGGGCTGACCCCGGCCGCAGCACGAGAAGCCTGCCGTAACACTATGGAGATAGCAGAACGATGTAACGTAGTCCTTCCGAAGGCGAGGCAGTTCCGATACCCCTGTGCCGATCCGGTGCAGGAGCTTTGGGCTTGGCTTCGAGAGGGCTGGGCCTACCGGGTAGCACAGGGCAACCGGCGCATGGTAAAGAAGAAGGCGGAGTATGAAGCGCAGATCCGTATGGAGATGGAACGAATCCTGGAGAAGGGATTTGAGAGCTACTTCCTTCTGGCCTCTGATCTCATCAAGTTCGCCAAGAGCCAAGGAATTGCTGTTGGGCCCGGTCGTGGTTCCTCCGCAGCCTCGGTCGTTTGCTATCTTCTTCGCATCACAGAGCCTGACCCACTGGCCTTCCCGCTCACAGACTTCTCAAGGTTTGTCGATCCGACTCGCGTTGATCTACCGGACATCGACACCGACTTCGACGACTCGCGACGGCACGAGGTACGCGCGTACGCGGTCAAGAAGTTTGGCGCGTCAAACGTCGCGAACATCGGTACCTTCACAAAATACAAGGGAAAGAACAGCCTTGATGATGTGGCGCGGGTGCACCGAATTCCGAAGGTGGATATAGAGGTAGTGAAGGGCATGATCGTGGAACGCTCGGGCGGAGACTCCCGGGCGGACGCGAGCCTGGTCGATACCTTCGAGATGTTCCCTACAGCTAAGGCGATCCTCAACAAGCACCCCGCGCTGGAGCAGGCGATCCGGCTGGAGGGCAACTACAAAGGGATGTCGGTTCACGCGGCCGGTCTCGTGATCACCGATACCCCCATCAGCGAGATATGTGCGATGTATACCCGTGAGGAACGGAAGACCGGCGAACGGCTAACGGCTGTCTCGGTCAACAAGTATGACGCTGAATACCTGAAGCTTATGAAGTTTGATCTCCTCGGCCTCTCCACGATGGGAACTCTTTCGACTATCCTAGGATGGCTCGGCTGGAGCCTTGAAGATCTCTATGCGCTACCGTATGACGACCCTGAAACCATTGACGCTTTTAGGAGAGCGGATGTCGTCGGCATCTTCCAGTTCGAAGGACGTGCAACCCGGCTTGTGTGTCGGGACATCAGACCCGATACGTTTCTTGACCTTATCGACATCAATGCCCTTAGTCGGCCTGGCCCGCTATTCTCGGGGACGACGGCTGAGTATATTGATGTTAAACATGGGCGTAGAGAAGCCATGCGTATACACCCTGTTATCGATAGAATCGCGAAAGGCACCCGGGGACAGATCATCTACCAAGAGCAGATCCTTCACGCGCTCGCGGAGTTCGGTGGGCTAAGCGTCGGGCGGGTACACGAGATCCGGCGCATCATCTCGCAGAAGCTCGGTGAGGCTCAGTTCAACACGAGTGCCACCGACTTCGCGGAGAACGCGATGCGGCTGCACGGGGTGAGCCGGGAGACCGCGATGAAGGTCTGGGAGCGGGTTGTCACGTCCGCCTCATACGCCTTCGTTTACTCGCACTCGCTCAGCTATACCATCATCGCCTACTGGTGCATGTACTTCAAGATCCACCACCCCGCTCAGTTTTATGCGGCCCAGCTGCAGAAGATGAAAGAGGAGAAGTGGCCCCGACTCATTAAGGACGCCGAGAAGCATGGGGTGAAGGTGCTGGGTGTACAGCCGGGACGCTCGGGCCTAAATTGGCTTCCAGTCTCCGACCACGAGATAGCTGCGGGTTGGAAGACCCTCAAGGGAATCGGCCCCTCGAAGGCTGACGCGATCATGGAGTATTTGGAGGAGCACGAGATCAAGCGGGTCGAAGACCTCTTGAATGTGCACGGGATTGGGCCCGGCATTCTCGCCAAGATGCGGGATCAGATTGAAGGAGATGATCCGTTTGGCCTCCGGGCGGTAGAGCGAGCGCTTAACGCCGTGCGTGCGGAAATCAAGGACGGCTCGATCCCCCTTAGCCCGCCCACGGTGCGGAGCGACGACATCCTAGACCTCCCGGGCGATAGTGACGTAACATGGATCGGAATGGTGCGGCTGAAGGAGTTCAAAGACTACATAGAGGACGAGCGGGCGCGCTCCGGCCGGACCCCCGAAGAGATCAAGCGCGAGATGTGGTGGCCCGACTTACCAACCTCCTGTGTCCTGCACTGTCACGACGATGGCGACGAAGATGTGTACGTTCGTGTCAAGCGGCAGGACTATCCCAAGTTCCAGGCCGGACTGGAGGCTATCCGCGTAGGGCGGGACGTGATCTATGTACGCGCCCGCAAGTCGCAGAACTCCTTCGGAGCGAGCCTCTACGTGAAAGACTTGATCGTGATCAACCCGGACTAGCGGCAGTAATATTCGATCGAATAAGGTTGTGCACATGGGAATTGATAGGAAGGCAATCTACACCCCTCGTAAGGGGGAAGTCCTCTTCATCCGGGGAAGCGTCATGGCAGATGGTCATCAGAGGACAACCCAGTGGGGTTTTCAGATGACCGGTAACGGAATCTGGACCCCCGGAGCTGACTACAACATGCAGCTCATCGGGAAGATCATCGGCGCCAACTTCGCAGCGGCCGAGGACGACCGGATAGCCCAGCAGCGGAGGAGCATCGACTTGATGCTTGATCACCTCAGGGACCACTGCCCGAAGCTCATGGGCACGGGTGACTGCGTCCACATCGGCACTCCGGAAGGGATCGCTCGTGGCAAGTCCTGAATGGTTGGAGTACCACCGCGAATCCCGCCCGTACAACAGGCTGTCGGGCCCAATCTACTCCCGCAACATCATCAGTGCTCACCCACCCAAGCCCGGCTTCCTGGAGGATAACTCCTTCAACGACCATGGCAAGAACGACGGCACCCATGTCTCGCCGTACGACGAAGGCCGGGTGCTGGCTGGGCTCGATGGCTTGGAGGTCCGGCTGATCCAGGGGATCGACGAAGAATCCTTTCGGCGTGTGCTCTCCCGAGCGCTCCGCGCAACAACGGGGATCTCTCCGAAAGAGCCAGAGGAGCCGACCGACGCGGACGAGATGATGCGTGGTGGGCTGCAGGCTGCTCTGGAGACTCAGGTCCTCGTCTTCGAGATCCACGGCGCGTCCCGCGCTCTGACCCATCAGCTGGTACGTACGCGCAAGGCCGGGTTCCACCAGCAGTCGCAGCGGGCCACGTGGTATGGTGACCGGCCGAACGTACGCTGGCCGGAGAGCGTTGTCAACCCCTCGGGCGGGCGAACCGAAGAGGCCCTGGAGCTGTTCACCGCTTGGGAACACGCGCAGCAGATGGCCTGGCGCGCCTACCGCATGGCCTGCGACGCCGGGGTCAGCTATCAGGACGCGCGCTTCATCCTCCCCGAGGGAACCACTAACTACATCCTCTGCGAGTACACCGTTCGCGAGTTCATCAATGTCTACGCCTACCGTGCCTGCTCAATGTTCATGTGGGAAATGGTCGGCGTAATGCGGGAGATGCGCCGGGTACTCGTGGAGGCCCACCCGTTCCTGGAGCCTTACATCAAGATCAGCTGCGAAAAGGGCAGTCTTTGCAATATGTGCAAGGGATCTGGATGGATATTCTGGGACGACGGAACGGCAGCCGACCCGATCGAGGTCGCAAAGATCCAAGAAGGCGATCCCAACCCCTTTGCTCATTGCCCAGAGTGCAAGGGGAATGGCTCCCGCGAACGCAAGTGCACGTTCCAAGGCTGGGAGAACGTGGAGGGTCAGTGCGACTTTCCCTGGGCCAAACAAACCAACCGGGTGTTCCTCCCGACACCCCGCTATCGGATTGGGAAGTGATGGAAGAATTCAAGTTCAACAAGCCGGAGGGGCAATACCTCCTGCTGGACGACGCGATTCGCCAGGCACTGGAGGCTGTAGCCCCTGCAGGGATGGTGGGGGAGGAGTTCATCCATACGGTCGGCAAGCAGCTGGCCGAGTTCGTCAACGACTACGCGGTCAAGACAGCGCCGGTTTCCGATGCACAATCCACGCTGGACGAGATCCTGAACGGATTCGCTGAGATCTTCCCGAACGAGGGCTGGACGACCGAGCCGCACCCCGAGATCGGAGACATGGGTGAGGAGACCGCTTCGCTTGTCCTGAGACGGGTGAAGCTGCTGAAGTCGCATCAGGAGATGTCGGATGAGGCCGTCACTCAGTTCAAGAAGATCCTGGTGAGCGAGACCGAGCGGCTGCGCAGCTTCCTGCAAGCCGACCGCGACCGGCTGAACCAGGCGCTGCTGGAGCTGTTCCCGCATGAGTTCACCGAGGGCATGCTGCAGGCGGGCATCGAGACGACTGTCAACCGGGTGATCCGGAAGCTGTGGGAGCAGAAGAACTTCGCGGACGGAGGTGGGGCGCACGTCGCGGCTATCTCCGAAGAGCTGCAGCGCCTTCGCCGGGTCCTGGAGTGCGTGACTATGGCTGCGGACGGCACGTTGCCCGAGGCGCATCTACCGGAGTTCAAGGAGGGACACCCGCACTGGAGCGAGGCGGCGCAGAAGGTAATCGACCTCCGGGCGAGCGCGGCTTCAGCCATCCTCATGGCGAACCAGCGGAATACCAGGGCGAAGAGGTTCCACACGCCCGAGTTCTTCGCGCAGATCCACTACACCGCGTATGCTCGGATGTACAACCAGATCAACGGCGATAGCCTCCCCGACTGGGATCACCTTACCCCGCCGAACCGGATGGAGCTGATTGGGCTCGCGACCGTCATTCAGCAGATGCATTCCGAGGCCATGGACGGCCATGGCCAGGAAGAAGACCCCATCGTGCTACAGCTGATCGAGGAGGGAAACATTCTCACCCGGGCGGTGGATCTTCTCGTGGATCTCCGGAAGGGCGAGCCGTACAACCAGCTGTCACAGCTGGATGCGTGGCTGCAGGAAGCCTGGCCTACCATGGTGATCCAGCACAACGACCCGGCCATGGACGCCGTTCGGCGAGCGCTGGAGCTGCTGAAGCTGATGCGGACCTACTGGCCCGAGTACACCCGGCAGACGTGGGAGAGCGTGATTCGGCCCTCGATCCACACGCTCTCGGTGCTCGGGATCGACATCCTCCCCAAGGGCACCATCGTGTACGGCGCTCAGCCCCACAGTCACTCGCACGGAGAGGGTCACCATCATCATGACCACTAACCGTGACAAGGTTAGCTCCTGGGTGGTGATAGGGATCGTCGTGGCCGGAGCGGCAATCGTGTTCTGCCTCTGCGGCGGACAGAACGTTACAGTCTGCGACGGGAAGATCACTACCGTCCAGCGCGGGCAAAGCTGCCCGGAGAAGTGAGACTTCGCTTTAGGCCGCTGCTTCCGGTTAGCGAACTGGACTCGCCTTTCAACAGGGGTTGGCGATTCTGGGTTGCAGTTTCGGGGGCAGCGGTCCTCTCAATCCTGATACTTAGCCATCTGGCTATCCTACTCAGCCTGATTGGATTGCTATGACTGATCTAAATGACCTCGCCCGAGAGATCCACGCCATCTCGATCGACAAGGGCTTCTGGCCCGAACTGGAGCGTGAAGGGGTTGTCAAGCCCTGGGGGCCTGGGGGTCGCAACCCCTTCGAAGTCCTCGCGCTGATCCACTCCGAGGTTTCGGAGTGTCTGGAAGCTATGCGCGACAGGAAGTGGGAGTCTTCTGTCTCGTGGCATCCGACAGCTAATACTCCGCCCTGGACTCAAGAGGAAGGTAACTTTGAACTAGGGCCTGACGGGGTGCGATACTGTCCGGCTGGTTCCGATCGTCAGGTTGAGGTCACTGACGAGATGATGCGCGCCTGGGGATATGTTCCTAAGCCGGAGGGGGTACCCAGCGAGCTAGCCGACATTATCATTCGTGTGCTGGACGCCTGTGCCGGTTGGGATATCGATATCCAGACGGCCGTGGAGCTGAAGATCCAGTACAACGCCACCCGCGAGTACAAGCATGGGAGGGCCGCATGAGCCAGGAAGTTAGCTTCACCGCGATACCAGCACCAGCAGGGGTGCGGACGCTTGCCGAGATCCGGGCTGAGCGAGGAGATTCGGTGCACGGCTTCGCGCTGATCGTTACCGGGGCGATTACTGGCGAGCACAGGGCCGCCTACACAGCAATCATCCGCGACCGCGTGGACGAAGCTATGTCGGCTATCGAGCGTGACTCAGCCGGAGCCGTAGAGCTAACCGGCCTCGCGCTCCGGGTCGAGACGGCCGAGGCTTATACGAAGGCGGGGCTGCCGAATGCTGGGTAACGCTGTGAAGGTCTACGCCGACGAGTTCGGCGGGTTCCAGGTGGGCCGGTTGCCCACAGAGCAGGTCGAAGCAAGGCTATGCTGCGCACGGGGCTGCGACCGGCTCGGAAAGGTCCAGATTGACGTTCCCGGTGGATATCGGGTCGTCTGCGGGCGGCACGCTGTGCTCGTGCTGATGATGACGCTCGGGCTCCTAGGCGATCCGTCACCGGTATCTGAAGTCCGTGAGTACGCGGAACAGCTAGGCGTGGACTGGCAACTTCTTCTTCAGGCTGAGCCGATCCACCCGACCCTGCCCGAGAACTTCTCCTGCCTCCGGTGCGGCGGGAAGTATCTCGCCGAGACCATCGGGATGTTCAGGGGAACACGCTACATACACAACTGTGGAGAGTGAAGAGATTGATCACCATACAGCTAACGGTCTACGTCCTGAGCGACTGCGAAGGCGAACCCGGCACAATCGGAGTCTTCGGCAATCGATCAGCGGCCGAGGTGAAGGGGGTTGACGTCTGGATCAAACGACACCCCAAAGAATTCGGGGAAGTCATGTGGAATGGCGGAGTCCTCGTCAAAAAGAGGGCCGATCGAGACGGCTGGGAGAACACCAGCTTCAGAATCGAATCCTGGAACGTGGAGTAGGAGTTGACGATGACTGAATCCGACTGGACTAAGAAGCAGCCGATGCCATTGGCGGTGATCCCCGAGACCCAACTCATTCCTCCGCTCCTCAACGAGGTCAACTGCGGGCCGTGTCAGTTTAGCGCGAGCGCGGTCGATCCGGAGGTCTTGGAGCGGATGTTCCGGGATCACAACTGCGAGCCCTTCAAGCTCGACCCGGAGCCGCCCCGGTGGCACGAGAGCGTCTTCAAGTTCCTTCGCACCTTCGTCGGCTGGGCCGGGTTCGTGGCATTGGCGTACATACTCGTTGCGGCTGATGGCCGCCTGCCCTGGCTATGGACGAATTAGAGAGTTGGGTTGCGCCGGTGCGGCCTTCGATCCGGAGGGCTGCGCCGGTCAACCCGGAGAGCATGGGTTTCGACTTCGCCGATCCCTGCACCACGATCATCTGGTTTGATCAGGGCGGGACAACAGGATGGACGGTGTTCAATATCTGGCCCGAGGCGCTGACGGAGCCCGACGTCAAAATCCTCGCCAACATAGCCTCCTGGTCAGCTGGAGAGTTTACCGGCTCTGAAGCGGAGATGACTGACGCTATGATGGATCTTATCGACGCCTGGAGTGAGAATGCTCTGGTGGGGTATGAGGATTTCATCCTGCGCACCTTCTCAATGGGACGGGAGTTGCTTTCGCCGGTCCGGCTCGGTGCTCGACTCGAAGACCGGATGTACCGTGAACAGCGAATGTCCCAGCTTCAAAAGCCTCAGCAGGCCTCCCTGGCTCTCAAAAAGGTTACAGACGAGAGATTAAAGCGGTGGGGCTTCTGGGATCTCCTTAAGGGGCAAGAACACGCCCGGGACGCGGTACGGCACGCGATCACCTTCGCTAGCAGGCTCAAGGAAATCAACCTCAAGGAAGCCGCGCGGTAGAATCGGCTCCTTATCCGATCGAATATTCAAGATGGAGCGACCATGGGCGTTGGTAGGCCAGGGATTGGCCCTAAAGAACAGGCGTCAGTCCCGCCCGAGGTGGCTGACTGGATCACCGAGGAACAGAAGCGCCGGGGTGAGCGCGACCGGGCGGTGATCGTACGCGAGCTAGTTACGGCTGGATATGAAGCCGTGAGGAGCGAATCGTGAGCGGCCCATTCGAGTTAGCAGCTGCGGCCTATTTCGAGGCGGGTTGGAGCCCAATCCCCCTTCCGCCCCAGCAGAAATTCCCGCCCGCTGACGACTTCACCGGTACAGCCGGTAAGTTTGTTGACGAGCTAACGCTTAAGCGCTGGCTGAAGGGTGGTAAGGCTTCGGCCGGGAAACTGTCTTGGTCTGCCTCGCGGGGGAACGTCGCGCTCCGGGTACCGCCTCGTGTCCTCGGAATCGACGTGGACATGTACGAGGGGAAGGCCGGACGCGAGACCTTCGAGAAAGCTAAGGCAGCCTGGGGCCCACTGCCGCCTACGTGGTACACCTCCTCGCGCTTCGACGGCTCGGGCATCCGCCTCTACCGGATACCGGAGGGCCTAGCGTGGCCGGGAAAGCTCCCGCAAGGCGGAGGGGTAGAGCTAGTCAGGTGGGATCATCGCTTTGCTATCGTCAGCCCCTCGATCCACGACAAGACCGGCGAGCCGTACGGCTGGTGGGTGGAGAGCAAAGACCTAGCTGAGGACGTGGCGGAAGACGACGCAAACGAATTTGGCTGGCGGTCGCTGACTGAGTTCCCCTCGATCGAAGACCTCCCCGAGTTACCGCCCGAATGGGTTGAAGCGCTCACGAGCGGGAAGCTGTGGACTGAACGCGCTGCGGCCGATATGGACGCTGACGACGTCCGGCTGTGGCTCTCGGACCGGAACGGGCCGGAGCTTTGCGCTACGATGCGCGGGACGCTCACCCGGTACTCCCGCCTATTGCGGGCGGCTGGAGACGACGGAGGGTCGCACGACGTAGCGCGGGACGCAGCCTGGGCCGTGATTGGAGACGCGCACGCCGGGCACGCCGGAGTAGAGAAGGCGCTCTCGAAGCTCAAGAAGGTCTTCATCCCCGCTGTAGCGCGCCGGTCGGATAAGCGCCAGGCAACAGACGAGTGGGCCCGGATCGTTGTGCGTGGTGTGCAGAAGGTAGTGGCGGAGGGGGAGGCTGAGCGCGATGATCTATGCGCAATGCTCCGTGATAGCAACAGCAATGGAGGGGACTCTGGCAGCGGAGAAGGCTCGGGCGGTAGCCCGCGCACAGGCTCGTCTCACCTACTGTTCGCCCGGACCGACGCCGGGAACGCGGAAAGGCTGGCCCTGGCTTATCGTGGTGAACAGATTTTTGTCGATGGCGTTGGCTGGCATATCTGGAACGCTGAGGAGCGCCGTTGGGTGCTGGATAAGAAGGGCCTCGTCAATCGGCGCGCTATCTCGGTCGCGCGCTCGATCACGGAGGAGGCTGAATACCTGGCGGAGGAGGACCCAAAGGAGTACGCGGAACTGAAGAAGTTCGCCCGAGCTTCGGAGAACCTGGGGAAGCTCCGCGCAATGGTCGATATCTGCAAAGACCTCTCGGGCATGACCGAGTCGTTGTCGGCCTTCGACGCGGACCCGGCGCGCCTCGGGCCGATCCTCCTGAAATCCAATCCGGGTGTCGAGGTCACACCCGCCCTCCCGGAGCATCGCGTCACGCTCCGCCTCGGAACTGAGTTTGTGCCCGGGGCTCGATCGCGTGAGTGGGACAAGTTCCTGAACCGGGCGCAGCCTGACCCAGAGGTGCGCGAGTGGCTACAACGGCTCGTGGGGTACTCCCTGTATGGGTCTAACCGGGATCGCCTCTTCGTCGCCAACCTAGGGGTGTCCTCCACAGGTAAGACGACGTTCATGGAGTCGCTTCGTTCCGCGCTCGGCGAGTACGCGGCGGTTGTAAATATGACCGTGTACCGCGACAACCAAGATGACAAGCCCCGTCCTGATATCCTCCGCGCGCTTAGGAAACGGCTTCTCCTAAGTGAAGAGACCTCCCCCGCGTGGCACCTGCATGCGGATCAGGTGAAGCGGGTAACCGGTGGCGCGCCAGCCGTAGCGCGGGGGATGCGCTCGAACGACTTCGTGGAGACTGTACCAGCGTTCACGCCCTGGATCTTCGTCAACACCCCGCCCACTATTGAGGGCGCGGACGAGGCCGTGCTTAGGCGGCTGGTTGTTGTGCCCTGGGACGTGGTGATACCGAAGCGGTCGGAGGACTCGGCGCTCCGGGAGCGGCTCATGGCCGGAGACAATCAGAAAGCGGTCCTAGCGTGGTCGCTAGACGGCTGGACGGCGTACGCGGGTAACCCGGACCTAGAAGCCCCGCTGGCAACGATCCCGGCGCGGCAGAAGTTCCTCTCTGAGCTGAGTGATCTCGACCGGGCGCTGTGGGAGATTGCGGTGATCGAGGAGGAAGCTCATTGCCTTCCGATGCAACTGTATGGAGTCTACAAGCACTGGGCAAACCTGAATGGTATCCGGAACGTCGAGTCAGCTACAAAATTTGGTACATTCCTCTCTGGACGGGGGTATGAGAAAGTGAGGAAAAGGATCGACGGAAAGGTCACGTGGGTCCGCGTCGGAATCCGTATTTCTGCAGAATATGAGAGGATTTTTAGCAATTCCTAGTCAGCTACGAACCCGGCTACGAACCCGGCTACGCTCGGAAAATGCACAGCTGGGTGTAGCTGGGTTGGGACTGGGACGTAGCTGGGTTCAAATGGCAACCCAGCTACGCTGTTTCTGCAGGTCGGAGTGTATATTTACTACTTCGTAGCTAGGTTAGATTAAATATTAGTAAGTAGAGAAGAAGTATATAGCGTTTACCTGCTAAAACGTAATAGAAAGATCGAATAGCGCCTCGCGTTTCGCGTATACGTACTAAGTGAAATGAACCCAGCTACCAAGATCGCGATTTCTGCAGTTTCAAACTGCAGACGAACGGATGGAGAATTGTTGTGGCTTATCGGAAAGCACCAAAGGGACATACTGAGTTTGGTGGTGGCCCCGGATTGATAGATCCGGAGAGCCGGAAGGACCGCAATCTGACGAATGAGGAGGAGTTGTACGAGATGTACGCCTCCAATCCGAACGACGCGAAGACGCCGATGGCCGAGGTTGACTTGGAGTACCGGCCTCTGCCCAAGCCGACCGAGTGGGACGACCCGACTACAGCGAAGGGGACCGAGTGATGGTCCCGTTTCAGCTCGACTACAGAGGGAAGAGCTACAAGCTTCCGGACGATCCGGAAGTGAGGAGGTTTGTCCGGGATATCGCTGCGGCGAGCTTTGAGATCCTGGAGGAGCTTGGCGTTGGGTTATGTGGCCAGAGAGGCGACCACGAGCCGCACTACCACGAGAGCGCTAGCCTCGGCGCGTTCCGCTGCCCAGGGTGGGAAGCGGACAGGCTTCCCGGGAAGGCCGAGCGAGCGCGGAGGGCCAATGCCTAGGTTCACGTGCTGGCGACCCTGGCGCCACCGACCGCATGTCGTCCTCGGGGCGGATCTCGGCTATGAGGGCTTTGTGGACGCGCTCTGCACCGGGCACAATACCAAACGCGACTTCCGGCTAACGAGGTAGCTATGGCTATTCCAGCTCATGACCTATTCGGCTGCTACGACCGCGACGGGCAGTGCTATTGTCCGGTCCATAATCGCTACCGCATGAAACTCAATCCAGATGGATCGCACGAGTGCGGAGTACGGGGCTGCCCAGAGAGGATCGAGCCAAGGAAGACGTCAGGAGACGTGTCTCCGATGAACATCAATATGTGAGGAAGGAATCCCATGCCCAATGTCTGGATCTCAGTTGGGTTCGATCACCAAAACGAGGCGGAGTTCAAACTACAGGACCCCGTGCTAGTCGACGACCCTACAGACCGGGTCCTCCAGCTCATTGACCGTGCGGCCGAAGACGCCAAGCAGTGGGCTCGCAACCAGCGCGGAAAGGTGGGAGAGGGTGACTGAGCCGACGCGGCCTCCGAGAGAGCAATGCTGGCGCTTCTGGCGGCACAACCCGCACACCCATCGAGAGGCCGGGAGTCTGCTCTACTGTCCCGGGCTAGCTCGGGGAACTAACGAGAGCGCGACCCATACGATCTCGCGGCTGTTTCTCGACGTTTTGTGGCTCGGTACAACACCAAGCACTTGGCTCCAGTTCTACTCCCTCCAAGATCGCGACCGGCGTGAAAGCGTCAATCTGGAGGCGGGTGTTTGGCCCGAAGACACGCTAGGCCAGATCAGGATACGGCGAGCCGGAGCCCAGAACTTCGTCAGGATACCGATCGAGGAATGGACGCCAATACCTGGCCTCCTCCGGGCGCAGGTAATCTGTAGGCCAGACTGGGAGGTTGGAGACTTCGTCTTACGCCACCCTCGGGGCTGGAACGGGAACCTATCGACCGTTGACCCTTCGCCCACGATTGTGAAGAAGTAATGGCACGGGACAGGCGGTGTGGCTATCGCGGCTGCACCGCCAAGCCCCGACCAAACGCCAAACGATGCCAGGAGCACCATGGCTGGAAGCTCGAAGCGGCCGACCGAGGAGAGCGCCCGCCGAAGCCTTCGCGGGGAACGATGTGGTGCGATCCCTGCCAGCAATGGGTCGATAGCTTTCTTCACTTCCCGACTCGCTCCATCAGTCGTCCTGGTCTATCATCGTCCGCGTGAGGGGAAGAAAGTGCATCACCTGCAGCGAAACACGGGTGATAACAAATCCGCTTCAGCTACGGATGATGCTGGAGTGCATGGGGCGCCGAGGAGTCATACGACTTCAGAGTATCGAAATTCCAAAGAGGGCCAGAACGACGTGAAAGAGCAGATCGTGGATTGGGAGATGGACTCGGGGCTCGATGAAGAGCCCGAGTCCGACCCCACAGACATTGAAGCCATATACAATCGACCGCTATCCCCGAAGGAGCAGATCTGTGAACAATGCAGAATTCCCGTACCTTGTTGGTGTTGAGGGCTTCTCTGCGCGAGATTCCAAAGGGATGGCTGAGGCGAAGGCCGGACAGTGCCCTCATCCCGTCTGGGTCACGCGCATCTTGGGCGGGGAGCCGCTGAGCGTGAGTATCTGCCAGCTGTGCGGAGACGTTAATTGGAAGCAGCTCCGGGAAGACTTCAAGGAGGCCGCTGCACTAGACTACATGAGTTTCCTGAAGAACACGCTAACCGGAGCCTTCGCTTCAGAGGACCGATCGGTCGTCAACTGGCAGGGCCAGAACTACATCAAGCAGCCTGACCCGGCGAAGGACACAGAGGAGTGTCCCGAAGACGCCGCACGACGCTACGCGCGACAGCTCTTGGAGCTTCAAGAGGGGCTGAAGGAGCGCGGAGTAAACCTCGATAACATCTGTGAGGACCACCTGGTCAAGGTGGCCTTGGAGTGCTGGGACGAGGCAATTGATGTAATCAAACGAATCGGATCTAGACCTAGTAATGCCTAGCAACAAGATGCTAGCCGCGCTAGCCATCTCGATCCTCCTCGGAATCGTGATGGGCTATCTGTGTACGGCCGCTGAGCGCTCGGGGGTAACCCCCTGATGCGGGCGTTTTGGGTAATCACTATTGCCGTGCTGTTTGTAGTATTCGTGGCCTGGCAGTGCAACGGAGCCTCGAAGCGTATGGAGGGAGTCAGCAGCATTGAACTCGGTGAAGCATGAGACCACAGTCACCTTCGTGGGCGAGGACCGGCGCGTCTCCGATCCCATCGCAGTCCCGCTGTGGAGCACGGTCACCCTATCGGATCGCCCCGGTCGGCCGATGATATACATGGGCGCTTCGAAGATGGTTTTGTACTCTGGACCCTATGAGGTCGATGGCAAGCAGTACCCGGCTCCGGCGATGCGGCTGGTGACAGCGGAGACCCGTTTGCTCCCGAGGCCAAAGCCAAAGCGTCGCCGGAAGGTCACCGTGCCGCTTTGGTTCGCCATCCTCTTCGGAATTACGTTCTGCAGCACATACATGGCTATGATCTGGTTTGCAATCTACTAGCGGCACGTCTGCACCCCAGGCTACCGTCGTCGGCGTGAAAACGTTTTTTGTGGTGGTCGTGTTCTACGCGGTTTGCGTGATTGTGTCGCGCGTGGTGGCCTGGATTCTGGACAGTGACCCTGACAGGACACTTCTGTACATCCTACTAGCGTCGGTCGCATCGATCTTCGTGAAGGTGATGAAAATCGAAGACAAACTGCAGAACTAGCCAAACTGCAGTCGATCTCGTATGCTTGTACCAAGGAGGGAGGGCGAGATGATCAAGACGAGTGTATCAGCGATGGCAGTCACAGTTGTGACCGTGGTTTCCTTGCTGGCTGAGAGTTGCGGCGGTGGGCCGACCGGAGATCGCAACGAGCGGCCTCCGACGCCAACGGGGTGCAGGACGGACGCGGCAGGGAACCTGGATTGCCCGCTGCAGACTGGGAGGGGATGAAGATGAGCCGTCGTATGCTACTGGGTATCCTGATGGTCGTGATCGCGATCGGGTTCGCGCTCCTGGCTGGCGCGCTCGATGACCACGGCCGCTGGGGCGGGTACCTTCCTGCTCTGCACTATGGGCCCCTCATCGTTCTGTTCCTGGCGGGCTCGTTGGTGATGCCACATGGTCGTCGCCGATGAGCCAGAGCTCTTTCCAGCGGACTAGCTTCCGCTTCGATATGATGCCCTGGAAGCTAGTCTTCTGTGAGGTGGCCTGTGCGAATTGTCCCTTTGGACACTTCTTCCTGATCAAGGATCTTCCTGACCCGCCCGAACCGGGACGGGTACCGAAGGACGTAGATCACCTGCACATCGTACCGAAGCTTTCCGGCGAGCGCGACGCGCGTGAAGAGGAGAAGTGGCGCGCCCTGCTGTGGGGAACGGCTCGTTGCGACCACGGAAGGCTGCCCGGGGATCGCTGCAGAGGATGCGGAGCGTTTGCGCCAAACATGGAGGGTGTCCGGATAGGTACCACCTCGGGGCAGAAGGCCATCATCATCCCGACGCGCGAGGAAATGAAGGACATTGCTAAGTGGTTCCGCTAGCGGCAATTTCAACAGCCGTCTAGACTGAACTCAGAAAGGGTGAGAGATGAGCCTGAAGACGATTGACTTCCGTTCCGCGCGGCACCTGAGCCCCGTGAGTGTTGACCCGCTCCGGGAGCCAGACCTGAGGACGCTGCTGCGTGGCAAGGCGGTCGGTGGACCGCTGAACGGGGCAAAGATCGAAGGTCCGGTTAACTGGAATGGCGTGGTTGGCCGGGGGTCTCTCGCAAAGCCGTATCCAGGCCGGTACGTGTACAAAACGGGACGCATCTGGGTATGGCAGGAAGAGTAACACCCCATCACCAGGGCTCGCGATCGGGTAGGATCGATCCGAGCTTAAAACAACAATCTGTAGGAGGAACCATGACGCAGGCCGACTTCCGTGAGCCGGGCGAGCCGAAGAATGAGCAGAACGACGCCGTCGGCAACGACCAGGGCACCGAGGCCAGCGACCGCAACACCGAGGTGATGAGCGACGCGGAGCGCGACGCCACCGGCTCGGACGAGGACTGACACTACCCTTCCCCCGGGTGAACAGGGAGCTACCCCGCCAGGTGGCTCCCTGTTCCATTCCTCCAGGTATGCTTAGGCAGACCGGAGGTGTGAGATGGCGCAAAACCAGAAGACCAAGAAAGGCAATATCCCGGCTGATGACGAATTCATCGCCTGGATGCAGAGACGGGAAGGCTTAGAAGTCCTCGACCCGATGAAGGACGAGGATCATGCCCTGCCCTTCGCGGCCAAGCTCCGCTGGAAGGGCGATAGGGATGACGACGACAGCCCCTGGAAGATTCCTCCGCCCGGGAAGCGCTGCAACGGAAAGGCGTACGTCCGCGACGTAGATGGCGACTACATCGTGGACTTGAACAACGAGCGCATCATGCGGCCCTGCTACAACTGGCCGATGAAGGGGATGACGGTCTGCCTGTTTCATGGCGGTGGGGTTAAGCGCGTCAAGAAGGCGGCTGTTGAGCGGCTAGTCTCCGCGCTCGACGCGGTCTCAGGAGAGCTGATCAAGATAGCGCTCAACGAGGCCAATGACCCCAAGGTGCGCGTTCAGGCGATCAACTCCATCATGGATCGCGTCGGCGTCCGGGGCGGGACGGAGATCGACCTCAAGGACCCCGGCTACCTCGATGTGATGCGCGAATTGTTCGCCCAGGGCGGGGAGCCGACCGATGACGATGAGTGAGGAAGCTCGGAAGGCGTACGAGAACCTGGACAAAGCGATCGAGGCAGTATTGCGCGCTACTGATCCTGAGCTGAAGACCGTACTGGGCGACTGGGCTATTGTCGCGGCCGGGCACAACTTCGAGGAAGGCCAGGCTAACCGGACCACATACAGCCGTCTCTTCCGGGGCGGGTATGTGGCTTATCACGTTGCCATCGGGCTCTTCGGGACTGGCATGGAGCTGACTCAGGAGGACGGTGCCGAGGACGATGACTAGCGCTGCCCCTTTCGCATGCTTCGGCAACGGCTAGGAGTGGAGCCGTGGCCGTTCTTGATACCCTCCCGATCCCGCCCAAGCTCTACGCCTCCCTCTGGCGCAAGTCGGGATGGGAGCCGCACAGCGTGCAGCGCGAGGTCCTGCTGGATCCTACGCGCAACAAGGTGCTCGCACTCGGTCGTCGTGCAGGGAAGAGTCAGACGGGAGGACGGAGGCTAGTCCCCGAGGCTTTCCGGGCCTGGTATGAGGCGGATGTGTTGGAGGAGCTTGGGCAGCGGCGCGAGTTTTGGATCGTGGGCCCTGAGTACAGCGATAGCGAGAAGGAGTTCAGAACAGCCTGGAACGAATTGAAGCGCCTAGGCTTCGAGTTTGATAAGCCGGGAAGCTATAACAACCCGGACTCCGGGGATATGGTTCTGTCGATGTTCAATCGGCGATTTATCATCCATGCCAAATCAGCTAAGCATCCGGAGACCTTGGTGGGTGAAGGTCTCTCGGGTGTGATCATGGCTGAGGCAGCGAAGATGAAGCCGAGCGTCTGGTACAAATACATCCGGCCGACGCTAGCCGACTTCAACGGCTGGTCTATGTTCAACTCCACCCCGGAGGGCAAGAACTGGTTCTATGACCTGTACATGACCGGTCTGGACTCCCGGAGGCCGGATTGGAAGAGCTGGCGCGCCCCGTCCTGGGTCAACCATCACGTGTACCCGGGCGGAGTAAATGAGGCTTTCCTAGACCTTGCAATCGAGATGCGTCGGAAGCACGAGCTGGATCTGCTATTCAATATATACAAGGCGATTTCACGCTCCGGTACAATGGAGTTCGTCCGTAACACCCAGGAGTCTCGCGCTCCGGGTGGGGGCCTGGTTCATTCGCTATACAAAGAGGGGGTGATTGTCAATGCTGAGATCTGGTCGATGTTCCTGGACATGTCACAGGAGATGTTCAACCAGGAGATTGCGGCCCTGTTTACCGAATACGTCGGGCGCGTCTTCAAAGACTTCGACGAAGAGCTGCATGTTGTCCCAACCGAATTCAACCCGGCTTGGACGACATATGCCTGTGTTGACTATGGCTTCCAGAACCCCTTTGTCTGGCTCCTGATCCAAATCGACCCCCACAAAGAGCGTGTACATGTACTCAACGAGTATTACGAGGTCTACAAGACTACAGAGGAAGCAGCAGCTGACATTCTCACTCGCGGTCTCGCGCCGAGAACGATTCGCCAATTCTTCCCCGATCCCGCTGAGCCCGACCGAACTAAGGAGCTGGCTAAGAGGCTCGCTCTCAGGCCATACGATCGGGGATCGATACCGCTTGAAGACCGGATCGAGTGGATCAGACGAGGGCTGAAGCTAAGGGCGGAGCTAGGCGGACCATCGCTGACGATCCACCCACGCTGCACCAACACCATACGCGAGATGAATGCATACAAGTACCCCGAAACGGCAGCCCAAGCAGGAGAGCGCGGGAGGTCGGCTAGGGAGGCTCCGATGGACAAAGACAACCACGCGCCGGAAGCGCTAGGCCGATTCTACAGCGGTTTCTTTGGGAAGCCTTGGGCCGACAGGGGCTCCACTCGACAAACCAAAGCGAAGACGAGGAGATGAGATGGCTGGAGTCAGCCCTTACGAGACCGCGCTGGACCTGAAGCGGACCAAGCCCGATTGGGTGCCCAATCCTGGGGACAACGCGCGTGTTCAGGCGTACAACACCTACTGGGACATCTTCACCAACGTGAAGGAAGCCTTTAAGGTGGTGCTGCGGGACGACGCGGGGGACGAGCTTTCGCGCCGGTTTGTGCCTTCGGCCCGGACGATCGTCGAGGCTACCAATCGCTATCTCGCGAAGAATCCGGTCGTGACCCCACTACCGCTGGCGAAGAACCCGGACGGTTCTGAAGTCCAGGGGGCAGCAGAAACCACAATCGAGATGATGTCTCTCGTCAATGCCTTCTTCAAGCGCGAAGAGTTCTTCACCAAGTTCGCCTCGATGAAACGCTGGATGCTGATCCGGGGAGATGGGCTGCTGCACCTGACGGCCAATGATCAGAAGCCCGAAGGTCAGCGACTCCGCCTCGTGGAGGTCGATCCCGCGAGCTACTTCACCATCAATGACCCGCTGGACGTTGACCGGGTAATTGGCGCATATCTGGTGACGCTCGTGGAGGACGACTCAGGAGAGCTGATCGCTCAGCGCCAGTCGTACCTGAAGACGGAGACCGGGACTATCTTCACGCAGCTGGCCTTCTTCGAGCGCGACAAGTGGGACGATCGCTGGCCGATGACCGAGGCCGACCTGAAGGCTGTGGCCCCGCCCTCGCGCTTCGAGGGGATGGAGGGATTGCTGACTGGGTTCGAGCTTCCGCCCCAGATCACAACCATTCCGGTGTACCACTACCGCAACCGGCGCTCGGGCGGGCTGGCGTTCGGGATCTCCGAGCTTCAGGGCATCGAAACTCTCCTCGCCGGTATCATCCAGACCGCTACAGACCAAGACATCACCATCGCACAGACAGGCGTCGGGATCTTTGTTACCAGCTCTGGCGCGCCCAAGAATGAGCAGGGGGAGGAAGAGGAATGGGTGATAGCCCCGGCTTCGGTCCTGGAGCTGGAAAGCAAGGATGACTTCTTTAAGCGTGTGGAGGGGGTTGACTCCGTCCAGCCGCTCATGGACCACCTGGGAATGCTGGAGGAGCAGGCGAAACAGACGACTGGCACGCCGGATATCGCCGTGGGATCGGTTGACGTTCAGGTGGCTGAGTCGGGCATTGCGCTTGCTATTCAGATGGCCCCGATCCTCGCGAAGAATGAGGAAACTGAGCTGGAACTGAAAGGCCGGACGGAACAGCTGCTGTACGATCTCGTCAACATGTGGCTTCCAGCCTACGAGGGCTTTGCCCCGAACGGCGTCGAGCTGGCCATGACGTTCGATGACCCGCTACCGACCGACCGGGCAGCCGTGCTCAAGGAGATCCTGGACATGGTGGCCGCAAAGGTCATTCCGATCGCCTTCGCACAGCAGCTGATCACGGAGCGCCTGGGATACAGCATCCCCGAGGATGCGCTGGCTCAGATGGCCAGCGAGAACCAGCAGATGCTAGACTCCGTGGGCGGAAGGCTCGCTCAGGAGGAAGCCGGGGGAGACCCTGACGCCGGAGCTATCTGATGGCCGCTCCTGAACCAGCAGATTGGTCTGCCGCTCACGCTAAGATCCAGCGATTAGCCGCACGGGAGGTTCTTAAATCGCTCGAACAGGCGTACAGCGACATAGTACGTATGCTGAACGCTATGCAGGGAACGGGACGGGTCGGTGAGCTAGTTCGAGCGGAACAGCTCCGGACGATCCAGCGGAACATGCTCCGACAGCAGGCGATGATCTGGAGGAGGCTCGGGGACGTTGTGCGCGCCGGACAGCTTGAGGCCGCCGCTAGGGCCATAACTCTGGGGTCTGCAATAGACGACGTCCTCTTGGCCGCCGCTGGCCGGGAAGAAGACGCTAGGGCCCTTAAACGTAGTCTTTTGGCCGGAGCTGAGCAAAGCCTGGACGTCGCTATGACGAGGATGTCGGTTAGCGCGGTCCCACTCGCTGACCGTATCTACAAATCCCGGCTTTTCGTGGATGGCAGCGTCCAACGCATGATCAACTCCGCCCTCGCACGCGGGCTCTCCGCTCGGGAGTTCGCCAGAGAGGCACGCGACTGGTTCAACCCAAACGTGCCCGGCGGGACGCGGTATGCGGCGATGCGTCTCGCGAGAACGGAGATTAACAACGCCTTCCACGCAATGTCAGTCATGCAGGCGTCTGAGAAGCCTTGGATTCGGGCTATGAAGTGGCACCTATCCCGGAGCCACCCGAAAGCTGATACCTGTGATCTGTATGCGAAGGGCGGGAAGGAAGGGGACGGGGTATATCCGACGCGCGATGTCCCCCGGAAGCCGCACCCACAATGCTTCTGCTTTGTGACCCCGGTGTCGCCGAGTGAAGATGAATTCCTGGATGGCCTACTGGGCGGGAAGTACGACAGCTATCTGAAATCCAAGATGTCAACTCCCCCGGCTCCGCGTCCATCTCCAGCCGTTCAGAAGCCGACCCCCGTGGCAGCCAGGCCCAAAGCGGCAACTGCTCCGCCGAGCGCTACTTCTGGAATCTCGAAGGAGCTGCAAGATCATATCAATAAGATCAACAGGATCCAGGGGGCTGAGGGTGCACAGACAGCGAGGGCACTCCTCAATCAGGCGAGATTCGCTCCCAATGCGATGCGGAGACTAGACAATGTAAGCTCTCTTTCTCCGACCGAGGAGAGAGCCTTCTATGCCCGCTTTGGGAAGGATGCGCTAGGCGGGTATGTGCCCGGAGAGAACAGATTGCTCGCTACTAGGCAGGTATTCGGATCCAGATATGAGCAAACCTTCCAGAAAGAGCTCAAGTCAGGTTGGAGCTCGAAGTGCGGCCACTCCGGGGCGGAGTCATTCATAGCCCACGAGTGCGGCCACCACATGGACGCTGTGATCCGCAGAGGAGGCCCGGCTAAGGCGAAAGAGATCTGGAGCACCCTTGCGAAAGAGCTGAACCTGAAACCTAGCCTCCTCTTCGACAAGGGGAGCCTGGATCGCTGGGTGGCGAAGAACTCGGACGTTCTCCGTAAAGGAGTGTCCAAGTATGGCGCTACCGACTCGGAAGAGATCATCGCGGAGATATGGGCCGAGTATACAACAAATCCCAATGCACGGGCGCATATCAAAGCTGTAGGTCAAGTAATCCAGCGGATAGTGGAGGCTGCGTCATGACCACACGAGCCCCTAATCTTTGCCGGGCCTGTAGCCACTATCGAGGTGATGGGAAGTGCGCCGCCTTCCCTGGAGGGATTCCCGATGATATATTGCTCTTCGGGGCAGACCATCGGACTCCAGTCCTGGGAGATGGGGGTATAGTTTTCGATCCAAAATCCGACTCGGAATCACAACAATTGGCCTCCGATTGGGACTTATTCAATCAGTCGGTGTCCATCAAGTAGACTCGTCTTCACGATGGGTTAAGATACGGAGGAAAGTTCCATGACACAACCTGATCCGGGCGCACAGAGCGGCGCTGAGGGTGCACAGGGCGGCACCCAAGATGGAGGAGCAGGGAGCGGCAACGACCAGGGCACCGGCGCACAGAGCGGCGCGGGGAACCAGGATGGCGGCACCGGCCAGCAGCCTCAGACCGGGACAGTGAGCCAGGCTGAGTATGACCGGCTTCGGGCGCAGCTACAAGCCGCAGATCAGAACAAGCAGAAGGCTCTTGATGAGCTCAAGCAGATCCGCGACAAGGACCTGCCAGCTATCGAGAAACTGACGCGAGACGTCACCGAGGCGACGCAGCGGGCTGAGAAGGCCGAGGCAGACCTCATGAAGGCTCGGTTGGAGAATGCCTTCTTCACCGATAACAGCTACAAATGGAAGAACCCCAAGACCGCCCTGAAGCTGGCTGACCTGTCCAAGGTCGAGATCGACGATGACGGAACGGTGCACAACCTGAAGGGGGCGCTCGATGCGCTCGCGAAGGCCGAGCCGTACCTGATTGACTCCGATGAGGGGTCCGGCGACGACGACAAGGACAAGGGAGGCAAAGGCAGCACCGGAGCACTCGGGACCGGTGGCGCTGGCAACATGAAGCCGGACGCCAAAAAGGTTCTAGGCGCACGGATTCCTGCCCTTCGGACGCGCGGCATCACTGGGGGATAACCCAACGATAGCCCGCAAAGGAGGGTAGAGGCAGATGGCAGTCGGAACGATTAACCCTGTGGACCCGCGAGGAGCGACGGGGGCAGCGAAGACGACAGCAGCCGCGACAGCCACGGATGGCGACAACATCCCGATGCAGCCGGGGCGCACCTATCTGGTCGTGGTCAACAACGGCAGTGGGGCTCCGATCACGGTCGATATCGACGACCCAGCTTCAGGCTCGGGTGGCACGCCCGAGTACAACGATGTGTCGGTGACCAACGGTACGTCGCGCGTGTTCTCATTCCAGCGTCCGCTGTTCGGGAAGACCCCAACGGCCAATGTCCTGGTGCTGTGCTCGGCGGTGACCTCGGTCACCATCGAAGCGTATGGCCCGCTGGACGGACCGAAGTAAAGGGAGGAGGAGAGCTAAGTGGCAAGGTTCGACAAGTACAACGGTCACGTTGGTGGCTTCCGCGCGCCGCTTGAGGCGGCACTCGCTGTTGCTGACGTGGGCAAGATCTATGCCGTTTCCATCAACAGCTCCGGCCGGGCTGTGATCGGTGGTGCGGCACAGACGGCCATCAGCGGCCTGATCTGTGCTGTGCGTCCGATGGCGGCTGGTGAGCCGATTGATGTGATGACGGCTGGGGAGATCGAGGAGGCGACCGAGACCGCAGGCACCGCCTTCACCCTCGGGGCTCCGGTCTTCGCGCACGCGGATGGCACTGTGGATGACACTTCGACGAATGGCGTGGCAGTCGGCATCACGGTGACGCGGGCAACCCGCCTCATCGTCCGCTGCGCGTCTGCGACCACCTGAGAGGGGTGAGAAAAGATGGCCAAGGGTTACAACACCTCGGGTGATATTCTCACCCGTACCCGGGACGGCCAGGATCTCAATGAGATCTGGCGTCTCTACCAGGAGGGGCTGGCTGCGTTCAACGAGCAGCGTCAGCCGCTGATCGACCTGCTCAGCTTCACTGTGGAGCAGGTTATCGAGGATGTCGTCCAGCCGGGACAGGAGCGCTTCGAGGAAGCGACCGAGTTCGGTATCCCCACCGGCATTCGTCCGGCTCCGGCTCCGACCGCGCGAGCCTATCCGTTCAAGTGGTATGACCTCCGCGCGGCCTATACCTTCCAGTTCCTAGTGGGCGGGCCGAACAACAGCCAGGGTGCCTCTACGGCGCAGTTGGACCAGCTCCTCAACACGGCCATGGAGGCCGACAACCAGCTGCAGTTTGAGCTGGTGATGAAGGCGCTCTTCAACAACGCCAACCGTGACACGCTGATCGACAACGCCATGTACAAGGTGACCGCGCTGTACAACGCGGACGGCAGCTACATCCCGCCGTTCCAGGGTACATCCTTCGACGGCACGACCCACACGCACTACCTCGCGACCGGTTCCGCCCAGGCCCACATCTTCGACCCGGGCGACTTCCAGACGGCCGCAACGCACGTCGAGCACCACGGCTACACCCGGGCACAGGGGTACAACGTCATCTTCCTGATGAACGACTCCGACGCTACGGCGACCATCGCGCAGTTCGCTCGTGGCGTCACGTTCGGTGGTGTCAACTCGGTGTACGACTTCATCCCGTCCACCGGCCAGAACCTCGTGATGCAGCTGCCGCCCGGCTTCACCCTCGTGGGCGGGCTGCCGCCGAACCGGTTCGCCGGTCTTGATGTCAAGGGCTCGTGGGGTCCGTACCTCGTGGTGACGCACGGCAATATCCCCTCAGGGTACTTCGTCGCTGTGGCCACTCAGGGCACCAACACGAATACCAACGTGGTGGGCATCCGCGAGCACGCCAACACCGCGCTGCGTGGCCTGATTCTCAAGCCGGGCAACAACGCCAACTACCCGCTCATTGACTCGTACTACGTGCGTGGTCTTGGGACCGGAGTTGGCCCGCGAGGAGCGGCGGCAGTCATGTTCAACGGCACGGCATACGCGGTTCCGGCCGCATACGCCTGGTCTGCGTGAGGAGGCTGACCGATGTCGCGCACTGACATTCCGATGGACAGGCCCCTGTCAGACGATGACCGGGCCTACCTGCTGATGCGGGGTGAGAACGCCAAGGTGGCCTGGTTCGATCAGAACCGACCGGCTGAGGCCGAGGAGCCCGAGGTGGACGCTGACACTGAGGTGGAGGCCGAGGAGGAAGGCGACAACTATGATTCGTGGACTGTCACCGAACTCCAGGACCGCGTGAAGTTCCTCAACACCGAGCACGGTGCGGAGATCGTTCCGGCTTCCACCAAGAAGGCCGATCTCATCGCCGCGCTCCGCGAGTACGACGCGCTGCCGGACGAGGACGAGTAAGACATTTGCGAGTGATGGGGATGCCGGTAGGGAGTTGTGGGGCAGCTTCTCCCTACCGGCTAAAACGGAGGAGGCATCAGTGGCGACAGCGGAACAAATTGCGGCGCTCAGGTTTCTTATAGCCGAGCCAGCCGACTCCGAGGTGTACACGGATGCCGTCCTGGGATCCATCATCGACGCGGCAGCCAATGATCTGAACAAGTCAGCGTATAACGTCTGGGTGCAGAAGGCTGCGGCTTCTGCCGAACTCGTGGACATCTCTGAGGGCGGGAGCACCCGTAAGATGGGTGACGTCTATGAGCAGGCGCTCGCTATGGCGAATCACTTTGGCTCACAGGTCCCTGGAGGGGTTGAGCCGGACGCTCCAAAGTACACTCGCCTGAAGAAGCTCGCGAGGCAGTAATGAACGCCAACGAGCTACGGGTGCACCGGAAGAACACCAAAGCTTTCATTGATGCCAACCCAATCGTCCTCGCGCTGATCCCCCGTGAGGCGACGAACTCTGGCACGGGGCAGAAGCTTGTGGATCAGACTCAGCGACCAGCCCAGACCTTCCGGCTCATCGACCAAACCCGAGCCTTCGGCCCCGAGCCCGGTACAGTCCTCGCGAGCGATGGTAAGCAGCGCAAGGCTGAATTTCAGTTGCTAGGCGAGCACGATGCGGTGATAGGGATTTACGACTACTGGACGGATTCGGCAGGCATTCGCTTCGAGGTAGCGAACCTCATCCATGATAACGACTACGAGGTGAGGGCACAGGTGATCCGCTATGGCGAAGGATAACACCGGCTTTCACTTCGAGTTGGACATGGCTCCGCTCCTCAAAGGTATTGAGGTGCTTGACGAGCGAACGGATCTGGGCGTGGCCGGGGTCGTGGAGTATTGGGATTCGCGGATAGAAGCCCATATGAAGGTCAACGCGCCGTGGACCGATCGAACGGGTAACGCGCGTGCCGGACTCTTCGCGAAGGCCGGACACCAGCGCGGTCAGCGCCACTGGATCGACCTCGGGCACCGAGTCCCCTATGGGATCTGGCTTGAGGTCCGTTTCGCGGGTAAGTACGCGATCGTGCTACCCTCGTTGATCCTATTCGGACCGAAGATTATGAAAACTCTGGATAAGCTCTTCGCCCGACTGGGCACCAGCTGAGATGAGGTGAGACGGAAGTGGCTCTGGGTATATCAACAGCAGTCAGGAATGCCTTGGCCGATGCATTCACGGCACGGGTGGATGCGGGCGCTGGTGCCGGAGTGCTCGAAGTACGCACGGGCGGCAAACCGGCTAGCCCCAATGACGCTGCGACTGGAACGTTGTTGGCTAGCTTTACGCTGGCTGATCCTGCCTACGCTGCTGCTGCCAACGGCGTAGCAGCGCTGGACGCTACGCCTGTCTTAACTACCACAGGTCTGGCTGCCGGTACGGCAGGCTGGTTCAGGGTGAAGGACTCCGCTGGCAACACGGTAGGGGACGGTACGGCTGGCGGCTCAGGCTCCGGGGCGGACATGATATGGGACAACCCGGTGATAGCAGTAGGCCAGACGCTTAACATCACTGCAGGGTCTGTGACTCAGCCGGTTGGCGGCTGACATGAAGGGGGTGTGCTGATATGGCTATTCAGAAATTCTCCTTCGGCGCACCTGCTGACCTCGATGAGGCTGATGGAGTCCAGCAGCACGTGTTGGGCTGCAGGTTCTTTTGTGATGTGGCTGCCCCTATCGTCGGTGGCGAGTGGTACCGGCCAACGAATAACCCGACCAATACGCTGACCATGTGCCTATTCCGTCAATCAGATCAGGCCCTGTTGCGATCCAAGACTTTTACAGCCCCGGTCACTGGCCTGACACAGGTGATGTTCGATACCCCTTTTGATGGCCTGGCAGGCGTCCACTATGTGATCGCAGTCTTGACGAATCGTTACGTGTTCACTTCCCCCGGCGGGTGGCCCTTCACCACAACGAACCTCACGGCTCCGGCTCAGGTAGCAAGCGCCAACGTCAATGGCTGCTTTGCCCTGAACACGGGAGGCGCGCTTACCTACCCCGCGACGGTCCCAGCCGGAACGACCAACTACCATGTCAGCCCGCTTGTTGACGTCTCCACCGTTAACAACGCGACGGTTCACCTATCACTGCCCGCCCTCTCCGGAGCGTTCACCGCACAGTCTCCGGCTGGCGCTTCGCTTCATGTCGGCCTTCCTGGCTTGACTGCGGGGCTGTCGGGCACAGAAGGCATCATTGCCGAGAACCTGAGGGACTTCGTCTGGAAGGCGCTGCGGGGAGATCCCGGACTGAATGCTTTGGGGATCGATGAGAGTTCGCTCTTTGGCACGCTGGCCCCTGACTCTCCTGCAGCCAATCTCCAGAAATGGATGGTAATCCGCTGGGGGATTGAGGAAGCGCGCCTGGGGCGGGATACTGATGTGAGGCGACGATTCCTCAGCGTTTGGGCCTATGACCGGAATCGGGACTTCAATGATGTAGACCTTATGCTGCAGCGAGCGAGGGCAGTTCTCTTTCCCCTCGCTGCCGTTGAGTACAACACCAGTGGAGGGTATATCTCTGAGGTTACTGACAATGGCCTCTCGGATGATACATGGGATGACGCCTACGGGGCGGTAACCCGGAACTGGCAACTAACCATCACTGCAAGTGGATTGTGAGGAGGAGACATGGCGAAGCGTGTGAGCGTTCCGGCTGGCGCCGAGGACGAACCGCGTGAGACAGCGACTCAGGACGAGGTACCGGTTGGCGCGAACGTCGAAGAGGCCAGCGTGCCCGAGGTGCAGGAAGCGCGGCGGGAGCCCGTGGAATGGGTCGTGTACAAGGACGCGCAGCAGTTCGAGGAGCGCGTTCTGAGCACGAACGACTGGGCGAGGGTCGGCGTGACCGACGCTCCGACGGTGCGATGGGATGCTAGCAACAAGCACCGTGTACGGAAGTCCGACTTGGACTTTCTGGATGAGGAGCAGTTCCGGCGCTTCATCCTCGATGACCCCCGCTTTGAGGTCGTGGCGGAGTAGGCGATGGAACTCAGGTGTGATAACAAGAAGTTCGCTGAGCTGGCTGATGATGGCTACATCGAGGTCAAGTGCTCATCGAGGTTCTGTGGTGCCGCACCTGGGGTCGTCGTCCTGCACAGATTCGATCCGTTGACGGGTGAACTGATAACCACCAAGAGGTTCCGTGATCCGGTACCTGTAGAAACTGAGGAGGTGCAAGGTGCCACTCAACACCATCCCGTTGCCCTTCGGTCTGCGTGAGATCAAGGTCATCCCGTATACCGACGCGGCAGCGACAACGCTGGGCTCGCCGGTCAAGCTGCCCAACGCCCGGACACTGAGCTTCGCGGAGGCCGAGGAATTCGAAGACCTACGCGGCGACGATGCGCTTGTCGCGTCGCATGGCTCCGGGGCGAACGTCGAATGGGAGCTTGAGTCGGGCGGCGTGTCGTTCGAAGCGGTGGCCGTTATGTACGGCGGCATCGTCGCTACGACCGGCGTGACCCCCAACCAGATCAAGAGCCTGAAGAAGTACGTCGGCACCACCTACGCGCAGAGCGAGCGCCCATACTTCAAGATCATGGGCCGCTCGATCTCGGACAGCGGTGGCGACTTCTGGTGCGTCATCTACCGCGCGAAGGCGACCGACAACCTGGAGGGCGAGATGTCTGACGGGACATTCTTCCTCACCGGCGCGTCTGGTCTCGGCTACAAGAGCAACGAGGCTTCCAGCCTGAACTTGGTCTGGGAGTGGATCCAGAACGAAACCGCGACTGCGCTCCCGTAAGGAGGGTTGAACAATGGCTACTCTTACCAACATCAACACGCCGGTCGTCGGCCCGTCGGCAGCGCCGCTTACCCACGCTATCGCGGCAGCCGGAGATCAGTTCGCTGCCGAGCACGGAGCCGTGTACGTCCTCCGTTTCACGAACGCGTCTGCCACGCCCGGCAACGTGGTGCTTGACGATCCGGTCAGTGTGAATCCCGGGTCGGCAACGCAATTCAACCCGGACGTCACTGTGTCAGTTCCGGCTGGCCAGACGCGAGAAATCCGGGTGGACGCGAACCGGTTCCGCAACTCATCCGGCAACATCGTCTGGACCTACAGCGCTGACATGACAAACGCTGGAAGTCTGGTGCAGATCAACAAGATTCAGTAAGACCCAACTACCCAAGGAGCACTAGGATGCCGGGTACACCAAGGAAACAACAGCCCGCGAAGAAAGCTGCCCCCGCGAAGGCCACAGCCAAGCCTGCGCCTGCCGCCGCGAGCAAGGCCGGGTATGGGATCGGGCTCGCAAACAAGCCGATGGAGCTGCCGCTGCCCAGCGGGGCTGTCTGCCTCGCTATCCGTCCCGGGGCACAGGGCCTGATCAAACTCGGCCTGCTCGATTCACTGGACCAGCTGACGGGGATGGTGCAGCGCGAGCAGATTGACTCCAAAGACCCCAAGAAGCAGATGCAGGCGGCCGTGAACTCGATCGCGGCCGACCCAAAGCAGCTGATTGAGGGTTTGGAGATGGTGGACAAGGCTATCGCCCATATCGTCAAGGAGCCGAGGATACACCTTGACGAATATGAGGAAGATGGCGTGACGGCGAAGCCGCGCGACTCGGAGAAGGTCTACGCGGACGAGGTGGACCTGGAAGACAAGATGTTCATCTTCCAGTGGGCTGTTGGAGGGACAGCCGATTTGGCCACCTTTCGTCAAGAGTCCACAGAACTTATGGGCAACATTCCAGCTAGCTAAGACCTACAGGTGCCGCCCGAGTGATCTTCTCGGCATCACGGAGCAGCCAGCGGCCTACTACCTCGATCGGGCGGTCGCGGTGTTCGGGATACACCTGGAGAACGAACTGGAGAAGGCGGAGCAGAAAGGCAAGTCCGCCCGATCTAAGCAGATGAAGAAGAACATGGTTCTTCAGCAGTATCTGGGCGCAGGAGCCTTTGCCAACTCTTAGGAGGTGAACCGAGATGGCCGAGTACAGCTTGGGCACGGCGAAGGGTCGCCTCATCATTGATTATGATGACAAGGGCCTGAAGATTGCTGCTGATGACTTCGATCGGGTGGAAGGCAGAGCACGCAAGGCCGGTCAAGGCTTCGAGGAAGCTGGCAATCGGATGGCTGTGGCCGGTGGCATCATCGCTGCCGGTCTCGGCCTTGCCGCGAACTCGGCCATCAACTTTGAGAAGCAAGTCTCTGCCATCGGGGCGGTAAGCGGGGCAACTCGTGAAGAGCTGGAGCTGCTGCGGAAGAAGGCGCTCCAGATAGGCAAGGACACGGCCTTTGGGGCCACCGAGGCCGCTATGGCCATGGAGGAGCTTGCGAAGTCGGGTATCTCAGTAACCGACATCCTCTCTGGCGCAGCAGACGCTACGGTGGCCCTAGCGGCTGCCGGTGGGGTTGAGCTACCGGCTGCCGCCGAGCTAGCTGCCGACGCGATGAACTCCTTCGAGCTATCCGCGAAGGACATGCCGAAGATTGCCGATCTCATTTCGGGTGCGGCTAACTCATCGTCCATCTCGGTTAACGACTTTGCCATATCCCTCAAGCAGGTTGGCGCGGTGGCCAACCTTGTGGGCCTTAACTTCGAGGATACAGCTACAGCGATCGCCCTCATGGGTAAGGTCGGCATCAAGGGCTCGGACGCTGGTACCTCGCTGAAGACTATGTTCCTGAACCTGCAGCCGGTTACCAAGCAGCAGATTGCCCTCTTCAAAGAGCTAGGGATCGTTACCGAAAACGGCTCCAACAAGTTCTTTGATCAGCAGGGTAACATACGATCGCTCGCCGAGGTCTCGCAGGTCCTCCAAGACGTGACGAAGAACATGACTGCCCAGCAGCGCTCGCTCGCGCTGGAGACCATCTTCGGATCAGACGCTATCCGTGCGGCAGCAACGTTAACGGATGCCGGAGCAGCGGGCTTCAACAATATGGCTACGGCCATGGGGAAGGTCACTGCGCAAGAGGTGGCTGCGGCTCGGCTCGACAATACGGCTGGAGCGATCGAGCGGCTGAAGGGGTCTGCCGAGACCGCTGCTATTAGCTTCGGCACGCTGCTACTACCGGCAATTGAGAAGGTCGCTGGCTTTTTGGAGCGAGCAGCCGACTTCTTCACGAATCTCAGCGACTCCACTAAGAATGTCATTGTAAATGTCGCGCTCGTGACGTCGGGCCTCCTGCTCTTCCTTGCCCTGGCGGTGAAGGTATTCCAGTTTGCCCAAGCTGTACGGACTATGGTCGCAGCGCTGCATCTAGTCACGGCTGCGACCAAGATCTGGATGGCTGTGACGAAGGCCGCTGCTGTGGTGTGGAGGCTGATCAACCTCGCCTTCGTCGCATCACCGATCGGCCTGATCATAACTGCGATACTGGCGCTGATCGTCGGCCTTGTACTGCTGTGGAAGCATTCCGAGACTTTCCGGAAGATAGTCATAGCGGTCTGGGAGGCGATCAAGAAGGCAGCGCTAGCAGTCGTCAACTGGTTCCGCGAGAAGGCTTTGCCGATCCTGAAGAAGGTGTGGCAGGACATCGTCACAGCCTTCCAGTTCGCCTGGAAGATCATCAAGTTCGTGCTGGGGCTTGTGATCGGATATGTCCAGTTCTGGATCAAGATAGTCACTGCAGTCTTTAAGTTCCTCGCCCCGGTTATCAAGTCTGTCTTTGGGCTGATAGTCTCGATCATCAAAACTGCGTGGTCAATCATATCCGCCATCTTCTCCGTCATCGTGGCTGTGGTGAAGTTCGTCTTCAATCTCTGGTGGACGATCGTCAGCACAGTGTTCAACGCGATCCTCGGGATCGTGAAGGCGGTCTGGGGATTCATTGGGCCCTATATCATCCAGTCTATCCAATTCTGGTGGGGCTTCATCAAAGGCGTCTGGAGCTGGCTGCAGACCGCTAGCCAGGCTGTGTTTGACTTCCTCAAGGGGATCATCACTTCTGTCTGGGGATTCATTGGCCCTTACATCATCAAAGCCGCGCAGGCTATCTGGGACTTCCTCAAGAAGGCTTGGGATGGGATCAGCACGGCTACATCAACCATTTGGGAAGCGGTCAAGAACTTCTTCATAGGGCTGTGGGACGCGATTGTGGCGCTGTTTACAAGCGCCCGCGATCGGATCGTGGCGATCATCGACGGCATCAAGGTGATCGTGGACAAGATCCGGAATTTCTTCAATCAGCTCAAGGCTGCAGCGGACCAGGGTGTGGGCCCGCTCATCGAATTCGTCAAGGGCATCCCCGGTCGAATCCTTGACGCGATTGGGAATATAGGTTCCTTGCTCTACAACAAGGGCAGGGATCTGGTGCAGGGCCTGATAGACGGCATTCTGGCTATGATCGGGAAGCTCAAGGACGCTGCCAAGAAGCTCGTGGACACCGTAGGCCGCTTCCTTCCTGGTTCTCCGGCCGAGGAGGGGCCGCTCAGCGGACAGGGATATGTCTTCAAGCGAGGCAAGCGATTCGTGGACGACTTTGCGACCGGAATTCTCAGCGCTGCGAAGCTTGCGCAGAATGCGGCCAGCTCGATGATAGCGGGGGTCGCTACACAAGTCCCCCTGGGTGGGCAGTCAGGCGTCACCACGGCACAGAATACGATTGCGCCGGTTACGATCCGCAACACGAGCCCGGAGGCCCTTGCGGCTGAAGCGAACCGCACTAGCAATGTCACGATCCACAACATGAACATCACGGGGGTCTGGGACCTGAGCAACCCCGAGGCTCCGCGCGAATTCGTGGCCAAGCTCCACGAGCAGCTGGACCGATACGAGAAGGAGCACGCCTGATGGGGTGGGGCATAGCGACAGTCGGACGGCTCCAGCTCTCGGAGCAGTACACGGCTGCTGAGAATCACAACGCGGGGACGAAAGAGAAGACGCTCAGTCTAGCCGGACAGCACTATACCGGCTGGAAGGGCATCGACTCGGCTGGAGTCCAGCGCGTTCAGGAAGACGTCGTAGGACTAGCTGACCGGATTGTGCCGGTGATTTTTGAGCATAAGACGGACCAGAATGGCTACTACAAGGTCCATGACGTCAACGTTACGACTCTTAACTGGTTGAGCCAAGCAGTTATAAGCTTCGAGTGGTCGTTCATTTTACAGAAATTTGGTCCTGACAACACCGTTGATCTGGAGAGCCGAGTGGGGACGATCGTCCGCTCCAACAGCTTTTCGCTGACGGGCGAGAGGTGGCAGGCTCCGCCCATCGGGCAGTACGGCTACTTCACCGGTACAACGAACCCTTCCGGGTCCGTAACGCGCGCTGGGCAGGATGGGAACATCATCGTGTATCGGGGCATCCCCTCGGGCGTAAACCCGCGCTGGGGCTGTGCCGTTGGGTCGTACGGCGCTGGCAGAGTGCGGCTCCTGACGGGGAGCTTCGAACGCACCGGCACTGCGATACGGGCCACGCCGACCGGGTGGGAGCTGAATAACGGACTGGTTCAGGTCACTCCGCTCACCTCTGCTGGTATGTTGCGGATCGGCTCCTGGGGCGGGACTGCATGGGAAACCAAGGACTGGCACATTGCACTAGGTGGGGCCACGACCTCGCTGGGCAACTTCGACCAGATGACCGTGTTGCGGAATGACCTGGAAATGGTCACCATCCGCCTCATCAAGGCTGCCTCCCCCGGGCGGACCCTCGTGGACATCACGCTCCGGCGAGGCTCGCGCTTTATCGAGATCTTCGTGCAGACGAACTCAGCCACGACCCTGGGTGCCTACCTTGAGACCACCGAGGCCGCTACGGACAACACTGCAACAGGCTACGTTGTCGCTACGGGCGACGATGTGGCTGGGAACAGGTTCATAGTAGGCTCAAGCCAGACGGTGGCCTATACGGCCAACCGAGGGCTCTCGAAGGCTGCCGTCACCCAACTGGATATGTACATCGGCTCGGTTGTTGGCGGAGGCAGCGCGGTAGCCGGGGATCAGGCGACCCATCTGCGAGACCAGTACATCGGAGCCGTGTCAGAATCGACGATGGTGGTGAAGCGTTGACGGTCACGGAGGTAAAGCAAGCGCTGGGGTCTTGGGAGCTGAGGCTTCGGGATAACACCCCGAAGTCTGTGCTCGATCAACTCGACTACTTCGGGCACATCGCGATCATTCCTAACCGGGTCAACCCCGCTGAGTACGGAGATGCACTGCTGAACGCCTCTCGTTACGTCGGCGTCTACCGGAGCCGCTCCAGCGCTGATCAATTCCTCCTTCGCGGCTCGGGAATGGCGTTCTGGCTTGGCGACGAAGACAATAAAGGAGACATCTTCGAGAGCGCCGTGACGCTTACCGGCGCTACATTTGCCGCCTCGGTGGCCGCTTTGCTACCTCCGGGCGGGGCGGTCACCGCAGGCACCATCCACAGTGTGGCCGGAACGTACAGCAATACACACCGCTGGCAGACCTCGCGGCAGGCGCTGGACTACATGACGTCCACCTTTCAGGGTGAATGGCGCGTCAACAACAACGCGACCCTGGACGCGGGATTGGTACAGGATCTGTACGTGACGACTCCCCGCGCTATGATCATGCGCCACTCCCTTGGGCGGGACCTCGCGCAGGTTGCCTTACCGGGTCGGCTGGAACTCGGCACGGACGCGGAGGACTTTACGACGCGCGTGGTGCTTCTCGCCGAAGGAGAAGGAGATCAGATCCAGACGGGGGATGCCGATATCGCTGTTAACCCCTTCAATGACTTGCACGGCAATGACGTCAAGTTCACCCGTCTTATCAGTGAGTCTGAGACCGATGCAGCCAACGCCGACCTCCGTGCGCAGCTATACCTCAACCAGTTTTCCGTTGAGCGGCAGAGCATTACACTTTCCACGGGCGTCTATGACATCAAGGGGAACGTGCAAGTTGGCGACTATGTCAATGTGTATGATCCCGATAGCGGGCTCTTCGATCCGAGTCGTGAGGTATATTGGGAAGGACAGCCGATCAACCCGATAGCCATTCGTGTTGTCGAGATGACTTGGCCGGTCCCCGAGGGCTGGACCGTTGCCTTCCGGCGAAACGATGGAACGTGGATCGACCTCAGCCCATACTATGCCGGAGAGAGCGGTGATACCAGCATTGTCGTCGGGGACCTCTCGCGCTCCCTGCACTCCTCCGAGCCAGTCGGCGTCCGGCCGAATCTTCCGCCCTCGGGCGGAGCGGACACCAGCATCCCCAACTCTCCGGCCTTCCTATCATGGTCCTTTGGGGCCTATCAGTCGTCCAACACTAACACCACCAAGGCCGCAATAAGAGTCACCTGGTCGACGCCGTTGAATACCGACTCGTCAACCATTACGGATGGCGACCACTACGAAATCCGGTTCCGCGTGTCGGAAGTGTTGGGGTATCAGGTACGCTGGGGACAGGTGACCGCCTATCGCTGGGGAGGGGTAAGTGGAAACCGTTGGGGCGCACCGATTAGCGAGCCGGTGAGCGCTGACCCCGAGTGGATCTACATGAATGTGCCCTGGGGTACTAACGAAACTACCATACTTGAACTCACCCCCGGCGTAACGTATGAGTTCCAGATTAGGGCAGTTGACGCGGCCTACCCACCCCACCAAGGGCCTTGGTCTGCTGCGAGCTTCCAAACCACAACCGGAGACCTCTTCGCGCCCAGCGCTCCGGCTGCCCCGACTGTTGCCGGTAACATGGCTGCTATCCAGGTCACCCATACCCTCGGCAAGAATAGCGGGGGCACATATAACCTGGAGGCTGACCTCGTCCGGCTGGACGTCCACGTGGGGGGCTCAAATAGCTTCTATCCAGACGAGACCAACCAGGTTGGCCAGCTATCGGCAAATATCGGAATGATCCAAGGACGAATAGCTGCAGTAGGTACATTCCCAATACCGCAGATTGAACAGGTGCACGTCAAAGTCGTTGCGGTAGACCGAACTGGTAACAAGTCGTCCGCCTCGCCTTCCGCTACGGTGACCGCCCAGCTCATTGATGACTCGCACATTAGCAATCTCTCCGTCAGCAAGCTGACAGCCGGAACCATTACCGCCCAAACAATCCTGGCCAATCTGCTGGAGGTCGGCTCGGGCGGGACAGTAAGTGTTACCCAGGGCTCCTTCCTCGTGAAGGATGCGCTAGGTCGGACGATCATCCAGATGGGTCTGCTTCCTGATGGGAAGTATGGCTTCCGTGTCAATGACGCCAGCGGAAACCCTCAGATCCGGGCAGGAGAACTTGTCAGCGGAGGCTATGGGCTCGAAGCCGTAGACGAGACCGGACAGCTAGTCTCCTTGAGCACATTGGCCTTTGGCATGGAGGCCGCAAGTGCAATGGGGGCAATTACAGTCGATACTGGCGGTGGATCAAATCCCATCCGTGATCCAGATGGCTTGGGGCTATACAATATCCGGATTGGAAACTCCCGGCGTTGTCTGGTGGTACTTTCGTCAGAGATCCAGCACAATCTTAATGACGAATTTATCCACTCAGGCTCAATGTCACTTCTGGTGCGTAACAGGACGACAGGACTGACGACGCTAGTCCCTTCTAGCTCTTGGGACCTCTATACCTCCGTGGGCGGGAACGTCACAGGGGTACCGGAAATTCCGGCGCTCCCTAGCGGGAACAAAATGTCGCACGTCGGCCTCATTGGGGGGCCTGTATTTGGGCCTACACACTTCCCGACTGTGCCTGGAGACTATGATTTTGAGGTTTGGTATCACGCTTCGGGAGAAGTCTACTTCCAGTCTCGTATGATCGTCGTGATGCCGTTCTGAGTCGGAAGGATACGAGAAGTGGCCACCCAAACAACAAAGCTTTTGCTGAGGAAACCTGATCCTGACCCGGCAACAGGTGACTTCATCAACGTCGCAACTGATATCAACAACAACGCCGATATAATTGATGCGGCCGTGGGATATTTCATCTGCACGAGCGGAACGCGACCGACTGGGAGTAACAGGTGGGACGGTCGGCCAATTCTGGAGACCGATACCCGCCGGGCCTACGTCTGGAATAACGCGCTGACAACCTGGATCCCGCTCTTGATAGCGCGTACTGCCGACGGCCCTTACCTCTTCGGGCAGAGCACCGACACGAGCGGTGAGGGGGCCAACTTCCGGGGAACGACAGCCGCCGCGAATATCGTCAGGTCCCGTGTGACCTCGGACGCCAACCCCCGATTCACCATTGACGCTGATGGAAACATGAACTGGGGTCCGGGCTCGGCTGCGTTGGACGTTAGGCTCTTCCGAAGCGGAACGGGTGAGCTGAGTACTGATACCGGCGATGCCCTGAAGGTGAGCGGCGACTTTGTTGCAGGATCGGAAAATGGCATCAACGTCACCGGGCCGACCTCTGGAACGGACTCTTCCACCTCGACGTCCTACACCAACATGGCGGGCACGGGGGCTACCACAAGCTTTTCGTTCACGAAGAGGTTCGCAGGCACTAGGATCAAGATCGAGTTCGCCGCGACGTTTTGGAGTACCAACGCTGATACCGGCGTCCAGTTTGGCGTGAACTTCAACGCCACTGACTACGACATCTGTCGATTGATGGGAAACACCTTGACGGCCAACCAAAGGCTGCACACGAGTGGGTTCCGCTATATCTCGTCGGTGGCAGCTGGAGCGTACACAATTCAGGCTCGCTGGAAGAAGATCGCAATCGGTACGGGTCAGATCAACCGGAATCTAGAAGACTTCCTTTGCATTTCGGCCAAGGAAACCAACTAGATCTCCCAACAAGGTAGGATCGATCCTAGGAACGGAGGTGAAAAATGACTTTGACAATAGTATCACGTGCAGAGTGGGGAGCTAGGTCTCCACGAGGAACGGTGACGTATGTTGACTGGGATGACCGCGTTGGAATGGCATTCCATTACAGCGGTGGGAATCCGGCTTCAACTCCAGCGGACCTCCAAGACTACGCTATGGACTCGCTGGGATACACCGACACCCATTACAACTTCTTCGTGGACCGCAACGGGATCGCGTACGAAGGGCGGGGCTGGACCGTTAAGGCGGCCCACGCCAGGGATCAGAATACGCCGTGGATCGGGGCATGTTTCATTGGCCGCGATCCGGACGTCACCCCTGCCGCGCTTACCACGATGCGCGAGCTATGGGAGGAAGGGAACCGGCTCGCGGGGCGGCAACTCCGGTATGCCGGTCACGGGCAGCTTCCCGGGCAGAGTACCGACTGTCCGGGCTCCCGCATACTCGAATGGATCGCTCGGGGTATCCCCAGAGAGGAGGGCGAAGTGGCCCTGAAGGATGAACTGCTGACGCTGCCGGTGCACACGATGAAAGACGGCACGCGAATCCCGCTGACCGGTGACAAAGAGGTTGTAGACGCAGCAAGCGCTGTGGCCTTCGGTCTTCGCTGGAGCTTCGTGGGAGCGATGTACGGCGAGGACATCTATGTGATGGTGAAAACGCTCCTGGAAAAACCGGGCGGGACGATCGACCCCGAGGCCCTGGCGCGCGCTCTGGTCGCACAGCCCGAGTTCATCGACAAACTCGCCTCTGCCTTCGCGCGTGAGATGGCCAAGCTCACCTGGCGTGCAACGCCATCCTAGGAAGTTGCTTGACCTGTAAATAGTTGGGGAGTACCAAGAGTCTCCCCAACTTTTGCCTATAAGAGAAAGGGCAAACATGCCTATCACGGGATTGTCAGAGCTAGGACCGCAAGGGGCCTTGACGTTGATAGTCCTAGCGGTCTGTTTCGGCTTCCTGATTCCGCGATGGACATTCAACCGTATCGTGAGGGATCTCGAAAAACAAAGGAGCGAGTGGCGTGCAATCGCGCTGAAGCTGATGGGTACGGGGGAGGTAGCCGTCAAGGCTCTTGAAGAGATCAAGGAAGAGGCGGCAAAGAAATGATTTGGCCCTGGCGGAAAAGGGACCGCAAGGAGAAGGAGTCGCGAGAAGTCGAGCTAGAAACAGCAAAGAAACAAGCTGAAGAGCTAGTTCAACGAACGCGAAAACTCTTGAGAGAGAACAACCTAGCTGCTGACATCCGGAAGGCTTTGGGGGCACGGTAATGGAGTTAATAGACCTCATAGCGATCTGCATAACGGGGGTGGGACTCCTCAACTGCCTATCTTTCTGTGTCGCTTACCAGATTCTTACGGGTGGGGCCTGGTTAAAGGATGAGGCCGGAAGATTCCTCATGCTGTTCTTCGGCTGCCTGGGATCGGTATTTGCCGTCGTCATTGCGAATCGGGTCTTCGATGACTACCCGGGGCGGCGCGTCGTCATCATCGCTCTCTACCTCATGCTAGTGCTGGCTACCTTCTGGCCCATGCGATTACTCTTCCAGTCCGTGAAACACAAGAGAAAGGAACGGAAATATGAACAATAGACTGATCTTTGGCCGTGAGCCCGCGCTGTGGATGGCCGCGCTTCAAGCCTTGCTGGGAATCATCGTCGGCTTCCACTGGGACGGGTTGAGCGCCGAGCAGGCTGCGCTATGGCTGTCGGCCGCTAACGCGATCGTCGCAGTCGTGATGGCCTGGACAACTCGACCGGTGGCCCCCACACTGTTCACCAACGCATTCTCGATCGTCGCCACGCTGACGGCCGCGTACGGGCTCGACCTCGGTCAGGAACTGGTCGGCTCCATCAACGCGGCTATCGTGGCCGTTGTGATCCTGATCGCCCGAGGCGAGATCTCTCCGGCACCCCACGCCCACCAGACGGGTGTGCTTGGAGACAAGGTGACGACCGAGGCCAGCACGTTCCGAAGAAGGGACTAGCGGCAGAAACCGACCTGGGATACTCTTGACCTAGGTCGCAAGAACCGCAAGCCAAGGACACCTTCCCGTCCTTCCCAGAATGGCCCTCGCCTGAAACTCTCACCGGGCGGGGGTCATTCGCTTTGTGCAAAGACTTTACGATCGGATATCTATGGCGTAGGGTATGGATGTCGGGTTGTGAGAGACCTAGGAGGTACCCGAGATGACCACTATGCTGATCACCGGAGTCAAGTGCGGCAACCACGGCCAGGAGCGCGTCTACCACCCGAGCGCAGCAGCCGTTCGAGCTTGCTACCGTCATATGACGCAGGCCCAAATGGATGATCTAGAGCACCAGATGGACATGATGGTTCAGGACGCCGAGCGTGAGGAGGAACGCCGCACGGCTGCCTATAAGGCGCAGCGTGACAAGCTCTACCCCGGCACCAACCCCTCCACCGCTCACAGGCAGTTTGTCCGGCCGGAGGAGCGCGCGAAGTCGGTGGATCAGGATGGCATGTACAGGAACCCCCAAACGAGTGAAATCTACAAGGTCCAGTGGAACCGGGGCAGCGGAGACGGCAAGCGCCTATACGCCAAGCAGCTGATCATGCACGTGGATGGAGGTCGGTGGACGCGCATCCCGTTGGGGGACTTCCTTCCGAAGCCGGAGGAGACGCACGCTGAGTTTCAGTACGCGCCCGGGGCCATGAAGTTCATTCGGCCGGAGTGGCGCATGACCATGGATGAGGCCAAGGCGTTCGGGGCCCTTTACGGAACGTGCCTGCGCTGCGGGCGGGACCTTACCCTTGAGGCGAGTATCGAGCGTGCCATGGGCAGCACCTGCGCAAAGAAGGCCAACTGGGGCTAAAGAATCTTCAATATCAGACTTCCCTTAGCGGCTGCAGTCGAGTAGACTGGAGCCGCAAGTCGTTAGTTGAGAACTACACAGAGGGTGAGAGTGAGGCTATGCCTACTGACACAGGCACGAGCCTAGGGGCGAAGGTCAAGCTAGTCTTCGCGCTTGCGGTGTTCGGCATCGTAGCCAGCATCGTGATCTCGGTGAAGGATCAGCCGATCGAGACGCGGATTCCGGCCGACGAAGATCTGACGGAGCAGGTAGTGCTGTCGGTCATCTGGAAGCCGGGGAGACGGGAAGACGACCCGATCAAGATCGAAGCTACGGTGGACGGCGTGATGCTGCTCCAGGATGGAGTCCCGATCGACCAGAAGGACTTCGTGCAGTCCCCGTATAACGCCATCGTAACGATTCCCAAAGGCGCGAAGGTTAGGCTCACGGCCTTCCAGCCGACCGATGGACAACTGGACTGCCTGATCGTGGTCAAGGACAGGACGAAGGATCACAGAGATCGAAGCTCCCGAGGAGCGATAACCTGCAAATATAACTAGCAGGGCTTTAGGCTTCCGTTCTGGCTGCAGTTGGAGTAGACTGGTGTTCAGGACGGAAGCCCGAGTGAGAGCGGAGCGAGAAGAATGACGAAAATGCAGCTGATCGAGAAGCTTCTGGTAGAGACCAACGTCCACCCTTCGCGCCACGCGAAGGTGACGGATTCTCTGATGAAGCGGAGTAAGGGCTTTCTGGAGCGCTATGTGGCCTCGCAGATTCAGCTCTCAAGGGTATCCTGATCCTCAGCCGAACAAAAGCCGGGTGGGACCGCTCGAAGAAGTTCCCCCGGCCTCATTCCCCTGGTTATTGGAAACAACTGTTCTTTCGGCCGAAAGCAGCCTCCAGGTTCAATTCCTGGCGGGGGAGCGCAGATAGATCGAATAGGAAGGAAAGCCTCGTGAGTGAGAGCGCGAGCAACGAAGAATTCGACCTCAAGAGCGTGAGTCCTGAGACGCTTTCTAAGATGGCGGCTAGGATTCGCAACCTCCTGACTCGCGCGGAGGACCCGCGCTTGGAGCACGAGGAGGAGCGCCAAGCCTTCTTCAACAAGGCTGAGGAGC